CTTGTGTGAGGGGTTGCACACAGGACTTCTTTGTGATAGTGTTCACTCACAAGTTGATAAGAGATTTTCGTCACTAGGGAAGAGGAGAGCCAGAATGACGAACAACACAGATCAGAACCAGAAGGCTTTTAAGAACTACGGCGCTTACACCATGGCCGAGGGTATCCTTCGAGCAAATATGGATGCACTTAGGGCCGTCATGATGGTATCTGACCCTGGTATGACCAAGACCGCTACTGTTCGGTCTATTGCTCAGGAGATTGGCTACGATCTGGTCACGATTATCGGGTCTCGTATGCAGCCTGAGGATGTGAGTGGATTCCCGACTCGTGGTGAGATCGTCATTGAGGACCTGCATCTTGGCACCAAGGAGATTGACTCTTTCGTCAGTTCAATCAATCCTCACACAATCAAGAAGGAGAAGCGTGGGGATCAGGATGTTCGAGTCATCCCTGTCACCGAGTACGCTCCGCAGTCATGGCAGGTGTTCATCCAGGAGCGTCGTAAGGTCATCCTGTTCTTTGATGAGTTCTCCAACACGTCGCCAGCAACTCGTGCATCTCTGCTGTCGCTGGTTCAGGACCGGCAGTTTCCTAATGGTGACTTCTTCCCGGATGAGGTCATTATTGTTGGAGCAATGAACCCAACCGAGTCCGCCGCCGATGGCTATGAGATGGATATGGCTACAGCCAACCGTTTCGCTTGGCTACGTTGGATTCCTGACAACTTCAAGTGGCTGGAGGGAATGAAGACAGCCTGGGGAAGGGTTACTGAGGACTCCAACGAGGGTAAGTGGCGCTCATTCATTGTTCGGTTCCTTGAGGAGAACCCTGGTCTTATTCACAAGATGCCAGACATCAACGAGGCCAGTACAGACGGAGCCAAGGCGGTTTACGAGAAGGATCTGACTGACCCGTCCACACGTACCGCTGCTATCAACGCCTGGCCGTCATACAGGACATGGGATGAACTTGCTCGTGTTCTGGACATGATTGATGCTGACAAGGATCGAGCCAACTTCGTTATTGACGGACTTGCAGAGTCGAATGTCGGTCTTGAAGGTTCTGTGAAATTCCGTGAGTTCCTGACACGTAACGGTGCTCTGAATGTCGTGGAGATTATCAAGAACCCGAAGTCCCTGTCTGATGCTGAGTGGCGTCGTCTGTCACAGAACGACTTCCAGACCATTCTGAATGCTGCTGTGAATCCTGAGATTATCAACAAGGATCTCTACGCCAACTCTATCGAGATCTTCAAGACACTGATCAGGATTGAACGAGAGTCTTTTGGTGCCTCTCAGTTGCAGGCTTTCTTGGGGTTGCAGAACTCCTTTAAGGGTCTGACTAAGAAGGAGAAGGAGTTCTTCAAGAGGGAGACGATGGAGATTGCCAAGGCGTTCTCCAACCTGACAGCCGAGCGTCAGATTCGCATGGCGAAGTAGGAGGACACTACAATCCTCATCCTTTATTGACAGTGCTGGTTTATCAGTCAATAAAGGAACGACAGTGGAGTCAACCATTCCAGCACTGATACTGGCTCCAGAAGACCTCAAGAGCGGTACAGTTCTCTCCTCCTAGTACCGCTCTTGAGGTCTTTTTTCGTGTTGACACATAATGGTAGGAATACAGATCTGCGCTGCTTGTGTCGAAAGAATCTTTGAGCGGACAAGAGCAAGCAGAAGAGATGACTTGTTAAGATGGATTAGCAGATATGTCGTTCGTTCTGCATGAGGGCATATTTTACTTTGACGTTAAATCATTTGCTTTAGAGGGGTGGAAATGAGCCAAGAAGACTTCTACGACAGCGACTCTGTTCCACCCGGTTTCTCTGTGGGTGAGGACGAGTTGCTGTCTCTTCCTGGAGTGGATCAGGAGGACTATCCTTATGACGCCTCTTACTACTCGCAATATAGCAGTGAAGACGTCATCTATGATGATGAGCAGGTGAAGAGTAGTCAAAGCAGTGCTGACAAGAGTGTAAGCGCTGACGTAGACTCTGCCCAACAATCAGACAACAAGGTAGAAAAAGAGTCATCATCTGGTTCTATTGAAAGCGCTAAGAACCCTGTTCAGTCAGTTGAAAGCGATGAATCTTCTCTGCCTGTCAAGAGCAGTAAGTCTGTATCACGATCTACTAAGTCTCGATCTTCAAGCAGTAGTTCTAGCAGAAGTGACTATGACCCGTATGAGATTGCTCAGAAAGGTCTCATCGCCAGCCTTCTGTACGATGACATTGACGCTGACCGTGTTCTAGAGATTATTGACGAGGACGACTTCAGTGTCGCCTCGTATCGTGAGATCATGGCGTCAATTGCTCGATTGATACGTTCTGACGAAGCGGTTTCTGTGACAACTGTGGGCGCTGACTTAGAACAGCATGGAAGACTGAAGAATGTTGGTGGTCTTCGTGAACTTTTCTCTCTCAGGGTCAAAGGAGAGGCCGCCAGGCTTGAGGCAACGCCTTCTACATACGCTAGAATCATTCGAGAGTACTCCTCCAAGGAGACTATCAGACAGGCTCTCAAAGAGGCTCAGAAGACCCTTGTAGGTGACTCTGGTGTATCTGCCAGCCAAAGTATCTCAGAGATTCAGGATACTCTGAACCAGGAACTTCTGAAACTGTCTGATGACTCCAAGACTGTCAGTGTAGCGAACTTCGTTGAGGACTATGATCTCATTCTTGATGAGCGTAAGAGGCTCAGCGAGGAGAACAAGGAACTGGGAATCGAGGGATTACAAGGTATTCCTACTCTGGTACCATCATTGAACAGGTTTACTGGTGGATTCATGCCAGGTCAGTTCATCACTGTGGCCGCTAGAACTGGTGTTGGTAAGTCTGTCTTCGCTGTCATGCAGGCAATTGCTGCTGCTGAGGCCGGGTACAGCGTCATGTTCTTCTCCCTTGAGATGAGTCACGAGGAGATTGTCAACCGTATTGTTGCCAACATGAGTGGTGTTCCGCTGAACAAACTCAAGAGCGGTCTGCTCTCTGAGGAGGATCGCAAGAAAGTCTTTGAGACCACCAAGCGTCTGAGAGAACTGAAGATCCATATTGACACTGACGACAAGATCTCGATTGACACTATCCGTTCAAAGGCTCAGAAACAGGCAACAAGCCCTGACGGCCTGGACATGATTATCGTTGACTACCTGCAACTTGTGTCTTCACCAAGAAGGTACACGAACAGGCAGGAAGAGGTTGCCTCAATCTCCAAGGACATGAAGCGTATGGCTCGTGCGCTTGGTATTCCTGTCATGTCTCTGGCTCAGTTGAACAGGAAGCAGGTCGGGGACGATGACGGCGAGGACGTCATGCCAACCCTTGACAACATCCGTGAGTCTCACGCTATCGCCCAGGACTCAGATGTTATTATCCTACTTCATCGTGACACGAAGACTGACAACACTGTCGGAATCACCAAGATTATCCTTGCCAAGCAGCGTGACGGTGTGTCCAACAAGATCATCAACTGTCACTCCAACCTCGCCAACTCCATGTTCCGTGAGATCAAGAAGGAGAAGGACGTGTCTCACTCAGACTTCTCAGATGATGATTTAGAGTCAGAGAGTGACTATGTTGGTGGAGATGACGGGTTTGACGACGATCTGGATAACTTTGACGAGTTTGACTCAGATGATGACGATTTTGGAGACATCGATCCTGACTTCTGAGGTGTGACACTGACATCATTATGTGCTATAATTGTGAGGAACAACTCAGTGATAGATACATCAATGGGAAGTTTCTCATATGTTAGAGATTTTCTCATAGTTCGACAGTTTTACTGAAAAAGAGAGGGATGATGGGTTTATGTCAGGTCGTGGTTACGTGCTGAACAGACATGTGTCATCCAGGAGAAACCCTGAGCACCAAGGTCAGCCTTCTCTGTTTGATGGAGTGGATGATGAGATTGAGCACAACAACCTCACAGATGAATCTAAGGCAACTAATTTTCTGAGTCGTTTTCATGAGTTCATTGATCCTGTGAGCAAGTACTCGTCATATTTTGAGACGTCTGCTATGGGGATGGATCATATTTTTAGAGAGGTTAAAAGGTTCTACATCAAACTGGTTCTTGAAAAAGGCTGGAGTGAGCGTAAGTATGTCTATGCATTAGAGTCGGTATTCTGTAGTAAACAGACTATTACTCCAATGTATCTTGACATTGCTGGTAGACGATACGATCAAGCACATCCACAAAACTAGAAGGAGATGAGTGTGACTGCTTCTGACTTCTCACTAGCCGTAAGTAGCCTTCCTGAGGCTACTGAGGGTGTTATTCGCCACAACAAACCAGACTACGGTAAGTTTGGTGATGCTATCAGGCGTTATGACAGCCTGTACGAGAGTGTAGAGAAGAAGCAGCAGTTCCGCCTCAGAAAGAAGGGTCTGAGGTTTTGGGATGATGTGGTCTCAGAGAGATTTCCTAACGACTCAAACAAGCCAATAACACTGAGTTCCATGAGGTCTGATGCTTCTGCCTCTGTCAAGAAACTGGTTGACAACAGAAAGGTTCCTTACTTGTGGATTGCTGGGGGCAATGAGAAGGAGAAGATGCTTCTTGCCTATGCTGCCATTAGAAGGATGATTGGTAAGGGTGTAGTCTCTCCTTCTGGTGTGAAGACTATTTCAGAGGAGCAGATTGTCTCACTGGGAAGATCTGGTTTTGATGGCAACAGAAGGCTTGAAGAGATTCTGTCGTCAAGAATGTCCGCTCTGATTATTGAAGGGCTTGGCTCTAAGAACGGGCTTCATAACACGATGGAGAAGCCCTCTGTTGAGCGTGTGATAGAGCACATCTACTCCAATCCTGTGCCAGTTATCGTGACATCTATCAACACGCCTAAAGAGATGGACAGAAGTCTTAACAGTCCAGCGGGGAGCAAAATCCTGAGTATGTTTGACGACTCAGTAGTCTTTCTTGATGATTTTTGTGAGGATTCACCAAGAAAAAGAAGGTCTGTTTATGATGGTTCACCAACTCAGCCTCCAGTAGCCAATGAAAACTTTCCTGGATAGTGCAAGTGTAGAAGACGTTAAATGTTGCTGATTTGTCACTAAATCATTTTTACCTCCTGACATCACGACAGATATGATACAATTCACATCAGTAAGTTGTAGAGTATGATGCGTGAGGGTTGGTTCTAGGTGGCTCTTCTGGATAACTACCACAGGATGAAGAACGCTGTAGATGTAGGTGTTGACGACTTTTTTGCTGGATCACCAGTTACAGTGGGTAGAGACAAGAAGGTCTCTAGAACACGAGGTGGGCACTTCGCCTATGTGATGAGAAACATAGGCGTGTTTGTTCTGGTTTCCTGTCTTGCTGGTGCTCTCATGTCGGTATGGCCTGTGATGGCTTTGTCTGGTACTGCACAGGTTGTTGAGCCAGCAGCAGAGTACTGGAAGAGTCTGCCTGACAACCTGGATGACATTGAGATTGGTCAGAGGAACACCCTCTATGACGTCAATGGGAACAAGTTCGCTGAGGTGTGGTCAGAAAACAGGACGACACTGACGGATCTCAACCAGATCAGCGACTATGCCAAGAAGGGCCTTATTGCTACCGAGGACAAGGACTTCTTCAAGCACAAGGGCTTCTCTCTGAGAGGTACTGCTCGTGCTGCTCTGTCCTCCTCTGGTGGTGGTTCAGGTATTACTCAGCAGTTGGTGAAGAACCTTCAGTTCTACAACCTTGCCGGGCGAGAGAAGCAGGGCCAGGCGGTTGAGGCCACTGTTGGTCGCAAGGTCCGTGAACTCAAACTTGCGATGGGATATGAGAAGCACCACTCAAAGAACGAGATTCTGCTTACTTATTTCAACACTGTGGCGTTCGGCTCTCCAACAACCTACTCGATTGAGACAGCCAGTCAGTACTTCTTCGGTAAGAGCGCTAAGGATCTGGATCTTGCTGAGTCTGCTGTTCTGGTTGGTAGCGTGCAGAATCCAGCCAGGTTCAACCTCGATGACCCTGACACCTTCAAGGACAAGTACAAGGCTCGTCAGAAGGACGTTCTTAGCAGGATGGTGTCAGAAGGATACATCACACATCAGGACGCTGACGCTGCTTATGCTGAGGAACTGAAACTCGTCTACTCCAAGTCCTCTAACGGCAACTGTACGTCTAGTGCCTACCCTTACTACTGTGAGTACGTGATGGACTTCCTGTCAAAGTCTCCTCGTCTTGGCGAGACTCAGGAGGAGAGAAACGTCATCCTTCAAAAGGGAGGGCTGCACATTCACACATACTTAGACCCGAACGCCATGTCTATCGTGAACGCTCAGTTGCAGCAGGACTATGGTAATGACAACCATCTTGCCGCTCCAACTGCTGTTGTCCAGCCTGGTACTGGAGGAGTTCTGGCTATGGGGGCCAATAGGGACTATGGAACAGGTGAAGGACAGACGACTGTCAACCTTTCTCTGCACGCAACAGGCTCAGGGTCCGTTTATAAGATGTTTACTCTTGCTGCTGCATTGCACGAGGGATTCACAGAGAATGATCTAGCGTTCTCTTCTCGGTGCCCGCTGGTTGATCCTGACTATGACACTCCTGAAGGCGGTATCACAAACTCTGACTCCTGTGCTCTCCAGGGCGGTTTCATGGACTACCGCAGGGCTACAGCGCTGTCGTCAAACACCTGGTTCTCTGAGTTGGAGATCAAGGTCGGAGTTGAGAAGGTCAAGGAGTTCAGTGCATCGGTCGGTCTGTCAGCACCAGACACTATCTCGTCACGGTCTCTGGCTTACACGCTTGGTGTGACAGAGAACTCTACTGTTGACATGGCTGCTGCGTTTGCAACCTTCTCCAATGGTGGTGTGTTCTGTCCTGCGACCCCGGTGTCGTCATACACCTATGCTGATGGCAGTAGTCCAGTGGTTCCAGACACTTACGACCCTAAGTCTGACTCTTGCAGGCGTGTGCTGTCTGAGAAGGACGCTGGTACTGTTCTGAAAGCCATGAGAGCAAACGTCTCTGGTGAGATTCCTAACGCCTTTGGTAACAAGTTCAACACTCCTGGTTATGACACTGCTGCCAAGTCTGGTACGAACCAGTTGTACAACAGCACGTGGGCAGTTCTGTCTGGAAACTTCTCAGTGTTCTCCAACCTGTATGACCCGAATGACTTCACTGAGGGAATGGATCCAACAACCTACCGTGGAGGCACCTATCGCTGGTGGGATCACGTGATTGGGTACACAGGACGAGACATTATGACATCACTTCTCAGTACAGAAGGCTACAAGCCGTTGAAGTACAACAGTGACGACGACTCTATGACCGAGGTTCCGGTTGAGACTCGTGACTTTGTGACCATTCCGTCTGTCATTGGTATGCAGCCAGCACAAGCGCTGTCCACCTTGCAGGCCACTGGCTTCCCTGTGCACCTGAGCAAGGAGAAGAAGTCAGCACCAAGTCAGTACCCGTCCGGCGTCATCGTGGAGCAATCGGTCAAGGCTGGAACACAACTGCCTGTTGGTAGCAAGAAGGAAATCACTATCTACGAGTCCAAGTGATGAACAACAAACATGATGAGCCGGGTTTGGTTCACCTGTCTGTGGTGCCAACCTGGCTCATGTGTTGCGTCGTTAAGATGTGATCAGAGTTACAACAAATACGTTTTAGAAGGGGATGCTCAACCATGACAGCAACCGCAAACATTCTCAATGACTATGACAAGTACCTGAACTCGCTCATGCAGGCGCGTCAGAGTCTTGTTGACAGGCACCACCAGATTGATGAGGAGATTGCTGCTCTGAAGAAGGAGCAGGCTCAGATTGATGAGCACCTGGGGAAGGTATCGTTCCAGGAGTCTTTCGACCTGTCGTCTCTCAGTGTTGACAAGAAGGTGTATCGTAGCGAGAAGAAGATCTCTGAATCTGGGTCTGTTGCCACATCCAAGGATTCAGAGGTAAGCGAGCCCGTTGACGAGACACATGAAGCCAATGAGGAGGAAACTGTATCTGAGTCAGATAATGTTGGCAGTGTTTCTGATGACACAGATGACGAAGGGTCTGTTGTCCAGCAGGAGTTTGACCTGAGTGCTGCTATCAAGGAGTCTGAGAATCCTGTTGAGGAACCTGAGTCAGACATTGATGATGACCTTGGTCTCAGTGAGGTTGAGTCAGACGACTGGAGTGATTTGTCTCAGGATGAGGGTGGCAAGGATGATGCATCTGATTCTGACAGCAACGAGTCAACAGATGTAGACACCAAGAAGATAGACATTAAGAACACCTCTGATGACAAGAAGAGTGACGAGGAAGACAAGCCTAAGAAGACCTCTGCTCGCCGCCGCTCTGCATCCAGCCAGTCCCGCCCAAGCAGCCGTCGTAAGGCCAAGAAGGATGACTGGCAGTCAGATCCAGAGTTTGACACCTCTGAGGACATTGAGCACATTGACTTTGGTTTCTGATTATCTTTCTTAACAGAGCCAGTTACTCAGTTTAGGTATTTTGTAGGGAGAAACATTGAAACTCAAGGCTGATTCCAAGAGTCTTTCGGACGCTATCTCTTGGGCTACGAAGAACTATGACAAGCGTGACAGTGGGGCGCAGGTTCTGCTTGAAGTCAGGGCGGATGGAAACTGTACCCTGTCATGCTTTGGTGAGACGTTCATCAGTTCACGGTTTGATGTGACCTCTGTTGATCTGAGCGGCGAGAGGAAGAATCAGGAGATTGTTTCCTATCCTCTTGACGGACAGTTCATTCAGCGTCTTTCTGCTACTCTGCCAAAGAAAGGTGAGGTTTTTATCTCATCATCCGCTTCGTCCTTGAACATTGCTACACCAAATGGCAGGTTTACTGCACCAGTGCTCAGCAACAGACCAAAGAAGACTCCAGAAATCCGCTACCTTGGTGAGGTTGATGACAATGTATTCTTTGCCTTGATGCAGCGTCTTGCAAGAGCCTGCTCTACTGAGGAGGGCAGTAATCCAGCCTTGAACTCTGTCGATCTTGGGTTTGAGAACAACGACACACTGCGGATGTTCTCAACTGACAAGTACGCCATGGTCGAGTCAAGGATAGACTTCTCTCCTGCTGATGACACCTCAAAGTCTGCTGTCATGTCTGAGGGCTACGCTCTTGTTCCTCATCGTCAGGCTTCCATGATTTCTCCAACTAAGGGAATTACTGCTCCGGTCAGTATCATTGAAGAGGTCGTCTCTCGTGGTTCAGGACGGTTCGGGTACGAGTTTGGTGATGGAAGGATGGTGCTGTTTCCACTGCTTGATGCTAAGAGGACTTCTCCTGCCACTATTGAGTCCATCAAGAGCACGAATGAGAAGACTGTCAAGTACTCTGTGACAGCGCCTCTGAAGGAACTTGTTTCTGCTGTCAGGACTGTTGCCAACCTCTCTTGGGAGGAGAACGACATCAAGTTGACTGGTAAAGGTGACAGCATCTATGTGTCTGACCTTGGTGAACGGAACAAGATTAAGGTTCAACTTGCGGACGGAGAGTTTGATGATGAGGAGTTCTACCAGAAGTCGTTCGTCATCACGGTTCTTCTGGGCGCTCTGACATCACTGACCTCTGAGTACGTTAGGATTGGCTGTGGGCCGAATGCCTACATCTTCAATCCTGTCAATGAAGATCAGGTTGATGAGAGTACCTGGTCCATGGCTGCTGCTCGTAGGTGAGTAGATGCTGCTGTCAACTGTGAGTCTTCTCTTGGCATCTGCTGCTCCGTCTTTGATTCTTCTGCTGGTCTCACTAATCAGAACACCTGAGTGGATCTCTGGTAGTGGTACATTGCAGACATGGAGACGGACATCTGTTCTGGCTGCAGCAACAGGTTTTGCAACTGCTGCTTTATTTGGAGTCCTTGTGCTGGTAACACACACGATGGCGATTCTCCCTGTTGCTGTACTGACATCTGTTTCCACAAGTTTGCTTGGGTTTGTCTCAGTGCAGTCAGGATGGACAGACTTCAGGTTCAGGAAGGCTGACAGATGGGTTCTTCGTGCTGCTCTACTTGTGTCTGCTCTGTCAAGTGGCATATACATGCTTGCCTACAGAAACGAGACCGATTTGTGGCTATGGCTTCTGATTGTTCTTATCTCACTGGTCGTGTTCCTGATTCCAGCAGTTGGCAAGTCTGATGCACGAGTAATTACTCTGGTCTGTCTGGCTGCTCTACCTGTTACTGGTCTGTGGGTGTTTCAGTTTGGATTCTTGTTGGTTGCAGCACTGTCCATCATTTATTCGATGTCTACTGCACCAAAGGGATCCAATATAAAGGACACTTTGACCAGAAAAGTAAGTGTGCCTATGGTTCCTCTGATTGCCGCACCTTTTGCTCTTTTGTGCATTGTGCCCGTTTTTATGTGATAGTTCCTACGATTTTAGGAATCATTGATATTCTTGTTTATTTCAACAGGCGTTTTGTCTTTTACCACTTCTGAAAAGGTGAGTTTATGAACGACATTCTGGATACACTGGACGATCTTGATGACGAGGAGTCTCAGGACTATACAGATGATGACTTTGGTCTGGGTGGTTTTTCAACAGACATGATGTCGCCTGAGAATGTTCTTGATACTGATCTTGCAGCAGGGATTGATGACATCCTGGCCTCTGAGGGGCAGATGGGTGAGACTGAGGCCAGAGAGATTACGGAGGCTATCAGGGCTGCTGCTACTGCCACATATGTTCTTCTGGCACGCGCTCATGAGGGCAAGGCTTACTCTGCTCTTGGGTACGAGACGTGGGCTGAGTATGTTCGTATGGAGTTTGAGATCTCTCCTCAGCGCTCATACCAGTTACTTGATCTGTCTAAGGCTGTCAAGATGATTGAGTCAGCCACACCTGATGGTACTGACATCAAACTCACGGAGGCTCAGGCCAGAGACATCAAGCGTGAACTTCCTCGTATTACTGAGCGTGTTCATGAGGAGACCAAGGATCTTCCTCCTGAAGAGGCCCGTGACAGAGTGAACGAGATCATTCGTGAGGAGCGCGAGCAGGCCAGGATTGAGGAGAAGGCTGTCAAGAAGCGCGAGGAGGAACTTGCTGAGGCTGAGGAGGAAGGCTACAGGGCTGGACTTGAAGCGGCTGCTGACGCCCTTCTGGAGGCTGATGCAGAGAGACAAGCAGTCAATGATCCTGATGATGGCTTGGTTGACACGGAGGTTCAGGGTAATCCTCCTAGCCCGAACACCTCGAAGTTGATGCATGATTTCGTCAATGTTCTTCTCATGGTTCAGAGAATGCCTGACCCTCAGGAGGTATGCGATCTCATCTCTGATGAGAGACTGGATGACTTTGCTGACAAGGTGAATGATGCTGCTGGATGGATGAATCGTCTTGGAAATCTTCTTGATCTGAGGTACTGATTCTTGTATCTGCTGAAAACAGAATATGGATTCTTTCTGTCGCTGATGGATTCTTTGGTTAAAGTTTCCTCAGCGATACTTTTTGTGTCTGACCTATTAAATGTTGGTCAGTCAAAACAACTAGGAGAAGGTCAATGGCGCTACTGAGCAACAGGGAGATTGAGATCCTTGAAGAGGTCGGTTTTCAGGGGACCGAGGAAGAAGGACGTGCTGCTCTGGACGGTGCTGTTCAAGCCGCAGAGGATGAGTACGACCATGATCACAACAAGGTTATTGTTCCTCTGGATCGTGATGACAAGTGGTCCTGGACGCACTATGAACTTCCTCGTAAGATCAAGGACACCATTGACAACATGGCTACGTCACTACTGGATCCCAAGAAGCGGAAGGTGGTTGTCTATGGTCATCCACTGACGGGCAAGACGTACCTTATCCATCAACTTGCTCAGCATGTGAACAACTACACCAGACATCTTCAGAAGCATCCTGGCGAGATTCACTTCTACCGGGTGAGTTCACAGATTCTTGTCGCCGCCTCTGAGCAGGTGGGTGTTGAGAGCATTGAGGATTTCATTGACTTCATCTGTGCACATGAGTGCTTGTCAGAGAATCAGGTGTGTCTGGTCACAGAGGAGGTGGATCTAGCAACAGCGCTGATGCTGACTGAGACTAGTGCCAGGATTGTTGTTGAGATGTCTTACGGCGGTCTGCAGGCGGTTATGGACTCTGAGGGTAGTGGTAAGACCAAGGTCTGGATGTCACTGGACTACTACGACACAGGAGAGTGCCTGTCGCTGAGTGTTGAGGACATGTCATATGTTCTTGGAGAAGCAACCGCTCTTGACGCTGCTCTCTTCTTTAAGAGCAAACTGGTTGACTCAGAGATGGAGTCGCTGGAACTACCTAAGAGGATCATCAGTCGTGCTGTCCTGAAGAACAAGGATCTGATGACAAAGGACAAGAAGAACCGTGAGGTCCTGGTTGCACCATTTGGAGTGTGGTCAGAGGTTGTCAGATCGGTGTGCTCTCTTGCCAGTTTCTCGCGTTCATCAGAGTTCAGAACCAAGAAGGGCAACTTCTCTATCGCTGCACTGACGGACAAGGTGATGGAGAACTGCGAGGAGATCTTCAGTCCATTCACAGAGGATGACAGTGACAACCACATCATTGTCTCTGGTAACGGAGACATGCCAGTGATGTTCAGGATTGCTACCTCAGCAGAGGAGGACGAAGAGCCGCAGCAGAAGGAGATCAAGCCTCTTTCCTACAACACTCCTCAGTCTGTCCTAAAGACCCTGAAACAGAACGTTATCGGTCAGGACTCCGCTATCGACGCTGTTGTCAGAGGTCTACTGGTTCCAATGGCTGGCATGAGCAGAGGTAATCGTCCACTCAGGTCGTACCTGTTCTGTGGTCCAACCGGCGTAGGTAAGACTGAGACTGCTTCTGTGCTCTCCAAGTGTCTTGCCAAGGAGGATGTGAACCTTGTCAGGATTGACATGTCTGAGTTCTCTGAGCATCACGAGGCGGCAAAACTGTTCGGCGCGCCTCCTGGATATGTCGGTTACGAGTCTGGTGGTATCCTGACCAGCGCTGTTATTGAGAATCCTCAGTCGATCATTCTTCTGGATGAGATTGAGAAGGCTCATCCTGACATCTGGGACGCTTTCTTACAGATTCTTGATGCTGGACGTATGACTGACGGTCAAGGTCGTGTTGCTGACTTCACTAACAGCATCATCATCATGACGTCCAACATCGGTGCCTCTGAGGCTGCTAAGACGGCATCAGGTTTCTCTGTCCTGTCTGACGCTGAGGCTTATCTGGACAGGAAGGCCCGTTCTCAGAGCACTGTCACCAAGGCCATCAAGAAGACCTTCAAGCCAGAGATGATCAACCGTATTGACGAGATTGTCTTCTTCAATGAGTTGGACAAGAGTACTATCAAGAAGATTGTTCTCAAGGAGATTAACGGCATTAGTTCACGTATGCCTAAAAAGCAGACTCTCGGTAGTATTCCTAGTGATATTGTCGAGGAAATCCTAAGCAGGTCGAACGTCACTGAGTATGGTGCTCGTGAGGTTCAGCGTGTGGTCAGAAAGTCAGTTGAGGATACTATTGCAGAAGCAATTATTCTGGGGAAAAAGGCACCTGGAACAGTCAAACTGGCTATGAGTGACGGACAAATCACTGCCTGCCTCAGCCCAGCAGCAAGACAACGAAAGAAGAAGTAATTCATATGGCATTCGATTTCAGAAACCTTGATGTTGAACCGTTGGACAAGCAGTTGGAGTCTGCCGCCATGGGTGAGGAGCACTTGCCTGGAGACAGTGATGCTGCTATGTTCTCTGGTTCTCCAGCACATGCTCCATCCGCTTACAGTGCAGCACCTCAGACCGCTCCGTCAGCCATGAGCGCTCCGTCTCCTGCTGCACAGCAGCCCATGCCACAAAATGACTATGTGACCACGGATGAGTCCTACAGTACAGACTCTTCTGGTGATAACAACGAATGGGATCAGCAGGATGTTGAAGTTCCTTCTGGATCACACTCATACCAGAACACAACTACTGATCAGCCAATTTCAGAGGAGGAGGCCAGCAGGATTCTCTATGAGGACACTGAGCCTGAGACTTATGGCAATCAACAGTACGTCAACTCTCCTGCTGAGCCAGAACAGTTTGCACAGCCGTTGGTTCCAGCTGGTAACGAGTCACCTACTGTAAACGAGTCCAGTAGTTCTGCAAGCAGTGTTAAACCTGGAATCCACTTTAAGCGTGAGTCTGACCAGATTGCTGACGCTGACCGGGTGATTCGAGTTCTTGACGCCTATCGTGCTCTGACGGCCATCGAGAAGTCTGTTGCAGCACAGTTCGTCCTCAACTCAACAGATGTTGACACCAGTAATGAGCCAGAGATTGTTGTCAAGGTTATCAACTCTGATGCCATGCTTGGTATCACTATGAAGAACATTCGTGAGATGGCCTCTGAGAAGGATCGTGTTGAGAGGGTATTCATGGTTCTCAGACTTCCTGATGACCAGTTGGACTCCCTTGGTGAGATCATCCAGTCCGTCAGTGACAGTAAGTTCGAGACGACTCTCAGGTCGGATCGTATTGGATTCGCCAAGGAGGTTGAGGCGGCTATTGACAGCCTGGAGAACGACATTGTCTCATACATCTCAGCAACAGAAGGTGTTCTTGCTGCTGCTAGTGACAACTAGTTAAATCCATAACTCTTACCTACCACTAGAGTTGGTCTGCTGAAATCGTGTTCTATCCACTTGCTGAGATGAGCAGGTACACTGGATAAGCACAACAGACCAATTCTATTCTTTTTGTTCTTCTTTGTCACACATAACACTCAAATTATTGTTGTTTATGTGACACGCTTCACCTGATTGTTGTTAAAATAAGGACTATGAAGATTGACTTTGACTTAGCAGACCTAGATGACAGCAGTACATCCAGGAACGAGTACAGTGTTCCTGAGATTCCTTATGGCTCCGACGAGATTCATGTTGAAGCCACTGATGGTGTCATTATGTTGTACTCTCGAACGGACCTGTCCAGCACTCCAGTAGGGGAGTACCTGACAGGTGTTAAAAGGGTGGCAACAACCAGAGGTGTCAACATCTACCGCTGCCGTCTGAGTTCTGTCAACGCCTGGTCTCTTCGTTACACGTTGCGAAAGTTCAAGCCTGTTGTTGACAGTGAGAGTGCCAAGGTGCTGAAAGGTCTTGCTGATCAGGTTGAAGCGCCAGTAGTGGTTCTTGAGTCCAGAGGAACGCACATCAACGTGAAGGTTCCTAACCTGAAGGTGTTTAGAGAGATGATGCGTGCTCTGAGTGCCTACCCTAACTCCAATGGGTACAGGATGCCTATATCCAAGGTTCAGGATCTTGTCGCCATGAACAAGAACAGAGATGATCCTCTTCCTCGTCTCAAGTTCCATGATGATGTCAAGAAGTTAAACAGTGAGCCGATTCCTGGTTTTGATGGAACACTCGACTCTTTGCGCGACGTTCCAGTCAATGTCCTGAATGTTGTTGCTGCTGATGTGCAGACAGCAAAGATGAGAAAAGCCACCAAGAGCAAGAAACCAATGACTCTTGCTGAGAAGATGACGAAAATCGGTATCAAGTCCTTGTATGATCTCATTTTCTGGATTCCAAGACGATACATTGACAGAAACGGGACACAGGACATCAGAGGGCTGCTTGAAAACGAGACTATCACGATTCTTGGCAGGGTGGAGAGTGTCAAAGAACTTAATGGTAAGGTATCTGGAAGCCGATTCATTATCGGATTGGGTAACAGTTCATCCATCAGTTCAATCTCGTGCTCGTTCTTCAATCAGCAGTGGTTGATGAGCAAGTTCCATGTAGGTGACGAGGTTCTTGTTGTTGGTAAGTACAAGCCGTGGAATGGTCGCCCATCCATTAGTGGTATCTCTATGGACAGTGCTCGTGAGGCAGAGGTTCTTCCAGTCATTCCTGTCTACAACCAGTCTCCAAGCAATGGGCTGACATCCAAGGTTATTCTTAGTGCTGTTCGAGAGATGCTGTCAAGACTTGGTGATGCTCAACTGGCTCCATACATCGACCCGTTCAAGGTGTCAGAAGCGGTTGAGCAGGCTTTGAAGGAGCCTGACGAGAACGAGGACATTGACAAAATCGACTTCGGTTTTGATGATGACTCCGAGGATAGTTCAGGCGGTAATCAAAACACTGTTACCAGTGATGACAGTAGTGAGCACGACTCCCAAAAACAGGGCATGTCGTACTTTGAGGCCATCAGCAACATTCATCTTCCAGATAGGGTTGATGACTTCCGTGAGGCTGAGAACATTCTTGCCATGATTGAGATGATCTATATGCAGATCATGATTCTTCTGGCTAAGGAGTCTGATAGTGGTAAGCAGGCTGTCAGTATTATAGAGGGTGGTGGTAAGTTGCAGGCGAAGGCTATCAAGTCTCTGCCGTTTGAACTCACCAAGTCTCAGAAGAAGGCTCTTGTGGGTATGAATCGTAAGGTTGCTCAGAGTGCTCCGTCATCTACCTTGTTGAGTGCTGACGTGGGTGCTGGTAAGACTGTTGTTGCTCAGATGATGGCTCTCAGGGCTGTTGACTCAGGATTTCAGGCTGCTCTGATAGCCCCTACAGACGTTCTTGCTAGGCAGTTGTACAACTCTACTGTGAAGGTCTCTCAGGCGCTTGAGGACAGGTTTGGTAACCATGTAGAGGTTACTCTGTTGTCTGGTTCCATGGGTGCTGCTGACAAGCGCGATACAAAGAAGGCTATCAAGGACGGCAGCGCTCAGATTGTTGTGGGTACACATGCTCTGATGGCTAAGAGCGTCAAGTTCGCCAACCTTGGTTTTGTTGCTGTGGACGAGCAGCAGAAGTTCGGTGTCGAGCAGAGAGAGGCGCTACTCAGATCCCGCAGTGACAGTCTGATGCTTCACCTGCTGACGATGACTGCAACACCTATTCCTCGGTCTACCGCTCAGGTTTTCTATGGTGATGTTGACCTGATTGAGTTGAAGGAGAAGCCACCGGGCAGGCTGGAGATCATCACTGAGTGGATTCAGGAGGATCCAGTACTGTTCACTGAGCAGAGTGTCAACAAGGTCTGGAATGATGTCATCTCTGAGGCTAAGAAGGGCAACCAGACATTCATTGTGACACCTCTGGTCAACGAGTCCGCTCAGGTTGATGCTGCCAGTGTGGATGCTACTGTGGACTCACTGTCAAAACTGGCGCTGACAAGTCTACGGGTTGCCAAGGTGCATGGAAAGATGAAGCCTGATGAGGCCAGGAAGGTTATGCAGGACTTCAGGGACAAGAAGTATGACGTGCTGGTTGCCTCCACAGTGGTTGAGGTCGGAGTTGACGTTCCTGATGCCACACGTGTAGTCATCCTGTCAGCAGACCGGCTGGGAAGTTCCTCGTTGCACCAGATTCGTGGTCGCGTTGGTCGATCCAGCAAGCAGTCGAAGTGCTATCTGGTATCGAACAAGGAGACAGAGCAGGTCAGATCCAGGCTCATGTCTCTGGTGGAATCAAACGACGGGTTCAAGATTGCTCAGCAGGACCTCAATGTACGGGGCGAAGGGAAAGTCTTTGGAAGCCAGCAGTCTGGAGCCGGATCCATGATGTTCGCCTCGGTGGTCAAGCACGTCTCCATGATTGAAGGCGCCAGAAGTATTGCTGAGGATATTCTCTCATCCAGGTATCGTGAGCAGGCTGTTGAGGACGCCAGACACTACCTGGGACTTGATGATGACAGGAAAGAGGCGGTCTTGTGACGACAGACAATGAACTGAAAAAGGTACTGGACATACCGCGCAAGGGGCTTATCTACCTAAGGAAGCAGTACAACACGAACCTGGTTAAGGCTGCTCTGGTGATTGTGTCTGCTGTCCTGGTGACTGTCTGTCTTGGTCTGGTTGCTGACGCCTTCCTTCCGCTCTCATCGTTCATGAACTGGGCGATAGTGGTCAAGACGTTCATTGCTGTTCCTACCGCTGTGTCCATTTTTTCCTTGACCTACATGGTGTCACTGTTCTTCCACAACTCCAAGGTGAACAGTGATCCTTCATGGGTTCCGTACAGAAGCAGGTACTCACCAAAGCAGCGCCTATATCTTGTAGGTATAGTAGGGGCTCTTGCGTTTGTGTTCAACTACGGCTGGAGGACTAGTACTCTTGCAGCCAGCCTTGTCATCGCTGTTCTCATTGCCTGTCTGGTGTTCCTGAGACTTGACAGGACAGAGCAGCAGAACTTTGACACAGGTGTTGTGGACATCAGAGACATTGAGGCTCAGAAGCGAATCAGGGAGAACCAGAAAGCGCGCGCAAGGAAGGCTCGTGACAAGGAGCGCAAGAAGCGTGAGCGCAGACGGAAGTGGTTCGGGCCAAGAGGATATGAAGATGAGGAGTGACCTGATTCCTGTTTTCTAGAAACTGGTTCCAGGACCAAGGACCCAGTATAGATATATAAACAAGAACTTCGGACCTGTAAGAGTGAACACATATTCTTGCAGGCCCGAAAAATTTCTCTCAAAAACCAGTGAAACAGCACCAAAAATGTTATTTTCTAAGAAAAATACAGTAAAACGAACAGTTTCTCATCGCAACAAGTTCAATCAGTGAAGCAAGGAGGGCCAGGACCTTGGAACCACCCTAGTTAAGATTGACACCAGCACCCCTGTCAGCAGACACAATACGCCTATGACTTGGGAACACACGACAACAGATTAGACCTAGACCTTTCACGAACAGAAGGAAAGACAGTCAGACATGACAGACAACCTCACATACGACCAGCAGCCACACGACCCGAGCCTGGACTACCACGCCCTCAACGCTATGCTCAACCTTGTTGGCAAGGATGGAAAACTCCAGTTGGACGCTGACAGGGAAGCCGTCAGACAGTTCTTCCTCCAGCACGTCAACCAGAACACAGTCTACTTCTCAGACCTAGAGGAGAAGATCGAGTACCTGATTGACAACAACTACTACGAGGAAGACTTCATCGAGCAGTACAACTGGGAGTTTGTCAAGAGCCTCTACAAGAGAGCATACGGCTACAAGTTCCGCTTCCGTACATTCATGGGAGCATTCAAGTACTACTCCTCCTACACCTTGAAGACATTTGATGGCAAGCGCTATCTGGAACGTTACGAGGACAGGGTTGTCGCCAACGCCCTCTACCTGGCACAGGGAAATGAGGAACTAGCCACAAGCATCCTTGACGAAATAATGCAGGGACGCTACCAGCCAGCCACACCAACCTTCCTGAACGCCGGAAAGGCACAGCGTGGAGAGCTAGTAAGTTGCTATCTCTTGAAACTCAATGACTCAATGGAGTCAATTTCTCGCGGAATTAATGACTCACTGCAGTTGTCCAAGCGCGGAGGTGGTGTCGCTCTCCTGCTGACTAACATACGCGAGACCGGAGCACCAATCAAGAAGATTGAGAACCAGTCAAGTGGCGTGGTTCCAGTGATGAAGTTGCTGGAGGACTCCTTCTCTTACGCAAACCAGTTGGGGGCACGACAGGGAGCAGGAGCAGTCTACCTCCACGCCCACCACCCAGACATCATGACCTTCCTGGACACCAAGCGCGAGAACGCTGACGAGAAGATCCGAATCAAGACCCTCTCGTTAGGTGTTGTCATTCCAGACATCACGTTTGAACTCGCCAAGAAGAATGACGACATGTACCTATTCAGTCCATACGACATTGAACGGGTTTATGGGGTGCCAATGTCTGACATCTCTGTCACTGAGAAGTACTACGAGATGGTGGACAACCCAGAGATCCGAAAGAAGAAGATCTCAGCACGTAAACTCTTCATGACTCTCGCTGAGATCTCCCTACAAAGCGGTTACCCATATATCTTGTTTGAGGACAACGCTAACCGTGCTCATGCATTGGATGGCAGGATCAACATGTCCAACTTGTGTGTATCAGGAGACACACGACTTCTTACAGACAAGGGATACAGACGTTTTGACGACCTATACAACACACAGGAGGACTTCAAGGTTCTGTCTGACAACAGGTCAGTTAATGAGGACTTCAAGGACGCTACTGTCTCTTTGAAGGACTCTACCAAGATGTTCCTGACAAAGAATGATGCTGAGGTGTTTAAGGTCTCCACCAAGGAGGGCTTTGAGATCAAGGCAACAGAATGGCACAAGTTCCCCGTAGAGACTGACGGTAAGATTATTGTCAAGAGGTTGGGTGAACTTGAGGTTGGAGATCATCTCCTTGTTCAACCAAAGGAAGGTGTGTTTGGGTCTGTAAATGATCCAGATAGCGCATACAACAATGGCTCTAACATTTATGAGGCTGATAACAGTGTATGGGAAGGAGACAGGGATACTGTTGAGGCTTATGTCTGTGGCGCTTTTCAGGTGAAGTCTGTCTCAGATCTCTTAAGCAAGTCTCATTCTGTTGAGTCACACAACAAGCAGGTTCTACAGGACATTCAGGTTCTTGCTCTGAATCTTGGGGTGTTCTCAGTTCTATCTCGTGTTGAAAGCGAAAAGTACCTGCTTCAGGTTGTTGACAATATTGACTCTACTGCAACAGTTACAGGAATTGAGTTCCATTCTATTGAGGATGTGTATGACGTAACGGTTGATGATGGTCACACTATTACATGCAATGGTTTGACGACACGCAACTGTAGCGAGATCTTGCAGACAAACGAGTCCTCAGAGTTCAATGTTGATGGTTCATACAAGCATGTAGGTAAGGACATATCCTGCAATCTTGGCAGTATGAACATTGCCAAGACGTTTGACAGCCCAGACTTCTCTAAGAGCATCGAGATCGCTATGCGTTCACTCAGTGCTGTGTCTGACATGTCTAACATTGAGGCAGTTCCATCAGTTGAGAACGGAAACAAATCCACACATGCTGTTGGTCTTGGGCAAATGAATCTACATGGATTCCTTGCGCGAGAGCACATCCACTACGACTCACCAGAAGCAGTGGACTTTGCCAACCTGTACGCATATGCCGTCAACTATGAGAGCATTGTCACCTCTAACAAGATTGCAATTGAGAGAGGTGAGGTGTTTGATGGATTTGAGAAGAGCAAGTATGCTGACGGCACCTATTTTGACAAGTATATTGAAAAGGACTGGTCTGTTCCAGAGACCTCAAAGGTGGCTGAACTTTTCAAGAAGTCAACAATTCATATTCCTACACCACAGGATTGGAAGAATTTGCGTGAAAAGGTGATGGAATATGGGCTTTATAATGGGTATCGACTCTGTTGCGCACCTAACGGTTCGACCTCGTACATTTTTGATTGCACTTCCTCTATTCATCCAATTGTTTCTCCTATTGAGATTAGAAAAGAAGGAAAACTAGGCAGAGTGTATTATCCAGCACCATATCTTTCTGAAAGCACAATTCCATACTACAAAGATGCATATAAGATTGGATACAAGCCTATTATTGATGTTTATGCTGCTATGACTCAGCATGTCGATCAGGGATTGTCTCTCACTTTGTTCTGGAATGATACTGTAACGACCAGAGAGATGAACAAGGCATACATCTATGCATTCACTAAGGGAATAAAAACCTGTTACTACTCAAGAGTACGACAGGATGCTCTGTCAGGAACTCAGGTTGAGGGTACTGCCGCAGGATACTGTGAGTCCTGCATGATCTGATCGATCTAACAACAACAAAGAATCCTCGTGTTACTTGTTTCATAACACGAGGATTCTTTGTTATAATATATAATGTAGTTAACAGAAATGGAATACATGATGACAAAATACGATAAGTGGCTGTATAACGAGTGGAGTAGTAAAAATACAATCTCACTAGATTCTGCTCCAAGAAAAAATGATCGTTATATATGGAATTGTCGTTTGGATCATGATTTTATTTGCTCCATCCAAGAAAGATTAAGTGGAAGAAAGTGTCCTTATTGTCTAAATAAGAAAGTCCTTAAAGGATTTAATGATTTAGCAACTACACATCCAGAAATAGCGTCTTTTTGGAACGATGAACTTAATGAGATTACTCCTGACTCAGTGACAGCAGGATCTGACAAGAAGGTTTGGTGGAGGTGCACAAATGGAGAGGACCACTCGTTCCAGGCAGAAGTTTTTAGACTGAAGAGTGGAAGAGGTTGTAGTATATGTGCTGGAAAAGTAATAACGGAATTTAATAGTCTGGCATCCAAATATCCAGAAGTAGCGAAATACTTTGACTCAGAAAAGAACGGAATTACTCCTGATAAGATCTCATATGGGAGTTCTAAAAAATACTTCTGGTTCGATGATTTAGGTCACTCATACAAGAAATCACCAAAATCAAGAGTTAAGGGAAGTGCTTGCCCTTATTGTGCATCCAATAATACACAACTTCTCTCTGGGTTTAATGATCTTGCTACCTTGTTTCCTGATGTTGCTAAAGATTGGGACTACACGAAGAACAAAACTACTCCTGATAAGGTTCTTTCAAAAACTAGGAAGCGGGCTTGGTGGTTGTGTAGTAAAGGTCATTCGTGGTCGTGTCCAATTGGTAACAGGACTGGTTCTCACTCTGGTTGCCCTCATTGTGCTTTTAACGGAACCTCCAAGTCTGAGAAGGAAATGATTTCTTTTATTAAAAGTATTGTTCCAGACGAAGGCATTTGTGTCAGGGATCGTCAACTTCTTCTATCTATTCGTCGTGAGGTTGATGTGTATATTCCTTCTTTGAAGATTGCTGTTGAGTTTAATGGTTTGTACTGGCACTCCAAGCAGGCGGGTAGGGATGAGAACTACCATTATGACAAGTGGCTTGCCTGCAGGAACAAGGATGTTCGTCTGATTACTATTTGGGAGGACGACTGGCGTGATAAGCCAAATGCTGTCAAGTCTTTTCTGTTGTCTGTTTTAAAGCCAAAAAGTAATACTGGCAAGAAAAACTCTATTGTCAAAATAAACAGCAAGGACGCCAGATCCTTTACAGATAATAACTGCTTGTCTTCCTGTGTTGTAAGTAGTAATCAAGACGATGTAAAATACATTGGCTCATGTGATAGTAATGGTGTTATTAAATCCCTGCTATCATATAGTATAGATGATAAAAAGTGCTACATTCATTTATATGGTGATAGTGGTAACTTTAAGTCTCTTGTAGAACACATTGTTCACATATGTCAAGGAATTAATGTTCAAACTATTAAAACATACTCTGATAATGACATCAGTGACGATTCAGTTTATAAAGAGATTGGCTTCTCATCAAAGAATGACTATGTGGCTAACAATTGGGTTGTTAATCCTTTTGATGACTGTTGTCGTCGTCATCTTTCAGAATACACCTTATCCAAATTCAAGAATGATCCCAATCTCTTGTTTGAAGATGATAAGAGCACTGATAATCTTGTTGACTTGAATAAGATGTGGTTGATTCATGGTTCCGGTTTGAGCGAGTGGGTCCTATACCTGTGAACATGGATGTAACAAACCTCAAGTCGCCTCATCATCTCTGTCGTTAAGATCTAGGACAGATAATCTACTCTTTGTCTCAACATATACTTGTTTGCTTTGTGGGGTGTTGTAAATGTCTTCTAGCGATGGTCTTGCTGCTGATGGCGATCTGTTTGCTTCTGGTAGTATTGCAGATGATGTAACTGTGCCTGAATTCAAGGGCTGGAACACTAAGAAGTTCTATGACTATGACAAGTATGTTGTTGACTACGAGGACATGGACAGTCTTGCTGAAGCACTGACTGCTGCTCGTCATGCTCACTTGCGGTTGATTGACAACATCAACGTATGTGAGCGTAAGGAAGTCAAAGCCAAACTCATTTACAAGCGTTCCTGGAATCGTGCTTATATGGAGTCTACTGAGCGTACTGTTGAGGCGCGTAAGATTCGTGCTGACTTGAAATGTGAACGACTTGAGGATGATGTGGAGGTTGCTAAGCAGAAGAAGGTGGAACTTTTGCGTCAGGCTCAGGCTATTCGTGAGGAGTTGGAGGCGCTACAGGCTCATGGTAACAACTTGCGCCAGCAGATGAAGATTCTGTGAGTGGTGTTGTTGACAGATGGTTGATTGTCTTTGTGTCTGTTTAATTTTTGATGGAGTATTGTTGTGAGGGTTCTTGATCGGGCGTCTCGTGGTGTAGTTGCACGTGTGTGTGGTTCTGTGGTTGCTGGTCTGCTGGCTGTGGTTCTGGTTGCTGCTGGGGTGATGTTCGGGCTGCCTGCTCTGGGGTTCTCAGTGTGGAGTGTGTCTGGTACCTCGATGGAGCCGACGTTTAGTGACGGAAGTGTTCTTGTTCTCAGGTCTTCCAGCGACAGTGTTGTTCGTGGAGATGTCGTGGTGATTGATCGTCCGTCTTCATGGCATGTGGTTCAGGCTTCTGGCGGTTCTTCTGTCAAGAATGATAATGCTAGCGACAAGAGCAAGAAGTCACTTGGTGCACATCTCAGTCGTTCTGCTCTGTTGAAACGTGCAGTTGCTGTTCCTGGCGACATCCTGTCTTTTGACGGCAAGGCTTTCTTGGTTAATGGAAGCATGGTGTACAGTACTGCTAATAACGACTACGAGTGCAGCGCTCTGCCTGCTGGCTGGTCACATCGTCTGTCTGCTGATGAGTTGTTTGTGATGGGAGACAACGCTAGAGTGTCTCTTGACTCCAGGAAGGTTGTCTGTACTGTTGGGCCTGACTCTGAGGTGTCTCCGTTCCTGTCTGTGTCAGGTGTTCATGCTCATGGAAGCAGTGTTTTTAATTGGTAAGCACTTGTTTTGTTAAGGTGTAAGGTAGAGCATTCAAACTGCTCCGGCGCTTATGCGATTCTGTGAGAAGTAGTACTGAGAGGTGTTTACTGTGGCTGATGATAAGTTGAGGCTGGTTCTGCTGCTTGACAAGTCGGAGCCATGGTTGAACTACACTCGTAAGCAGGTTCTTTCCTCCTGGGGTGTTGACAGTGATGATGATGTTACTGTTGCTGAGAACCTGTCTGTTGTTGGCACTCCTGACCTGTTTGGCGAGACTCCTGTCTGCACCATGTTACTGACTGAGGCGGAGCAGGTGAAGTCATTAGGGAGTGACTTGGAGGCTCTTGTCAAGGACGGCTCTCTTGCTGACAGGATGTCTGCTGGTCTTGTCATCATGTGCTCTGTGAACCGTAACTCAACAAAGAAGTTGGAGTCACTGGTCTCTCGTAATGGTGGCAGAGTTGTTACTACTAAGGAGACCTCTAAGGATCGTTCGCCTGCTGCTCTGAGGATGCTGAAAAGCCTGAGTATTCCTTCTGATGTCAAGAGTTTTTTGGTTGACTACGCTGGTGACGACTACTCTCTCATTATCCCATTGATTGAGGAATTAGGATCCGTCTCTCCTCGTCAGCAGCGTCTTGTGACTCTGGACAAGATTGAGTTGCGTCTTGCCAAGTCTGCTGGTTCTCTGACTCCATGGCAGATTGAGAAACCTCTTCTGAAAGACAACGATCCAGACGAGACTATCAAGATGTTTCGTCGAATCGTCAAGCACTCTCATCCTCTGCTGGTGCTTCGTGTGCTGAAGAACAAGATGCATCTGGCGTATCGTGTCGGTGCTCTTGTGAATTCTGGTGTGACAGACTTGGGACAGATTGCTGACTGTCTTGGTGTCTCAAACAACTACCCACTGAGGCTTGCTCATGACTTCGCCAAGGAATTCGGTATGTCTCAGTGTCAGTGGATTCTAGAGCAGGTCGTGGATGCTGAGAGCAAGGCCATGGGAGCATCCAGCGCTGACCCTGTTATTCATACTGAGATGATGCTTGCTAGAGTGTGTTCCAGAATGAGAGCAGTTAGAAGATCTAAGTGTAGTCACTGACTCCTTATCTTTCTCGTTAGAAGGCAACTCCTAGAGCAGGTTTGTCTATTCTGTTCTGGTTGTGTGGTGTCTGCTCTCTTCTTGCTTGACTGACTCTTGGTCTTTTAAACTATCAATTCGATTTTCTTGCCTCACCTGATGCGTCTTGTCGTTAAGATCTGTTCTCAGAGATGTTTTGTCGATACCTTTTTAGAGATCAGGGTGCTTCATAGATGGCTTTTGTTAACGCAGGATCAACCAGTAGCGCAGTAAGCAAGCAGGCTCAGATCAGACGTGAGAACCTGTCCAGGATTATGAATGATCCCTACATGGGTTACTCCAGTATCGCTGAGGCTACAGATGACTGCAAGGGTTCGTCACAGGTTGAGGTCATGTGCCGTCTGCTGAATCGTGAGAACCTGTTCATCTCTGGTCCTGCTGGTTCTGGTAAGACGACTGTCATCAAGCGTTTTGTGGACATGATTGATGCTGTCTATGGTGGTGTGTTCAACATTGCTGTTACCGCTACGACTGGTCTTGCTGCAACCAACATCGGAGGCAAGACGATACACTCATGGTCTGGTCTTGGAGTCATGGAGGAGCCTATCGACATTCGTGCTATGTACAAGTCCAGACAGAAGTTCTTCGCCTTGAAGGCGGCTTTGAGGCGTATTCGTTACTGTGATGTGCTGGTGATCGACGAGATCTCCATGCTGCACGCCTACTATCTGGACAACCTTGACAAGATCATGAAGCACGCTCGGAAGAACGATGATCCTTTTGGTGGTGTCCAAGTTGTCTTGCTAGGTGACTTCATGCAACTTCCTCCTGTTCCGTCCCAGAATCCTGTTGAGGGACTGAACTACGGTTTCGCTATCCAGGCTGACTCATGGAAGCAGGCTGGAATCAATCACTGCTACCTTGACAAGGTGCATCGTGCTGAGGATGAGAACTTGAAGCACCTTCTGCTGTGCATCGAGCGATCCAAGATGGACAGCAAGGCTAGAGCAGTTATTGAGAAGTGCAAGTCCAACAGCAAGGATAAGTCAAAGCAGTACACGACTCTGTTCACCACGAACATTAATGTTGACAGATACAACCAGAAGAAACTTGACGAGAATCCCAACATCTCACAGAAGTTCTTCCTGAGGAAGGTGTCTGGATCTGAGAAGGATCTTGAGAAACTCATCAAGTCGAACAACCTTCCTCCGCTGGTTGAGTTAAAGACTGGTGCTACTGTGATTGTGACCAGGAACATCACGGATCCTGATGGTGAGATTCTGGCTGCCAACGGCTCTGTGGGTCGTGTTAAGTTGCTTTCTCCATATAACGCCACTGTCAGGCTCAATGACGGCTCTTTGGTGACGATTGAGTACCAGTCTGCTACTGAGACGAAAAAGGTTACTGAGAAGGCTGAGGACGGCTCTGCTGTCACTATTGAGAAGCAGGTGGCTCAGGTTCTTTACCTTCCACTGAAACTGGGCTACGCGATCACTGTCCATAAGTCACAAGGACAGACTCTTGATGGGATCGAGGTTGACCTGTCACGATGCTTCACACCAGGACTTGGGTATGTCGCTCTGTCCCGTGTACGCAGTGCTGACAACATGGTTATCTCCAAGATCTCTGATGACGCCTTTGACGTGGATCCTCTGTCCAGGAAGATTAGCACCTATGTCAAGAAGAAGTCACTGGTATCTCGTAAGGAATTCACTGACAGGGTTGATGAGTACTCGCCTCTGCTTAACGACACTCTTGCGCTGAGTGAGCGCTGGGATGTCAGTACATCTGGTGTGATTCGTCAACAGATGGATGAAGGGTAACGTAACTTTTTGGTAAAGCATCGTCCATTGTGATGACATGAACCTCATCTGTTGGTATGATTAACCTTGGAAAACACTGAACGAGCCGATCTACTGACAAAAGAGGAGAGTTGATTCATGGCTGACACGAACAAGGACGCTGTTTCCCTGCCTAACCTGGATCCTGAACTGGCTGTGGATTCACAGGTGAGTGAGAACCAAGTCGGAGACGCAACACCAGCATCAAGGCGAGCAATTGTTGGTTCTGCTCCCACTGCTGGTACTCCTGATGACGGTGGTGCTGTTAACGTTGAAGAGAGTGATGACAGCCTGAATGGAGACCAGAGCGTTACTGACCTGGAGTCTGCATCGTCTGCTGATGATAGTCTTGCTCTTCCGGCGTTTGAGGACATCGCAGACGAGAATGACTCTCTGCCAGCACCTCCGCCTCCTTCTGTGTCAGACCTGGAGGATGTTGAGGATGTTTTTGAATCTGACGATCTGGACAGTGAGAGCGGAAATGCTGTTGACTCAGATGAGGTAAGCGATCCTGACAGTACTGTGGTCCTGGATGCTCTCAACGAGGACGGTTCTGTCTCTGGTGATTCTTCTCAGAAGGGTTCTCGTCTCAAGGAGACCATGAAGGCTTCTCGTAAAGAGGCTCGTAAGGCTGAGAAGCGCGCCAAGAAGATGAAGGCTGCTGGTTACACAGGAGTTGTTGTTCTGTCTGTTGGTGCTCTTGCTGGATTGTTTGCATTTGGTTGGCACCAGTACAAGAGCACTGTGTCAACTGTTCCTGCTGCTGTGTCCAAGATCTCAGCATCCAGCAAGGACAACTCTCTGGACCCGTGCCAGAAGTTCAAGCAGGCTGGGCTGGAGTGTAAGACCTCATGGAAGATTAAGGATGGTACCAAGCGAGGTGACCTTATCAGTCAGTCCGTCAAGGCTGGTCAGCAGGTCAAGCGTGGCTCTGGTGTGAACCTGGTCTACTCTGATGGGCCTTCTGAGACGACATTCCCTGAGGTTGTAGGCATGAGTCTTGATGACGCGAAGCAGGCTCTCTTTGAGGCTGGTGTGGACATTGAGGCAATCAACGTGGTTGAGTCTCCTGGAACAGCAGAGAACACTGTCACCAAGTCGTCCATTACAGCAGGCTCCAAGGTGACGAATGGTAACCCTGTGACTCTTGAGGTTGCTAACGGCAAGGTGTCTGTTCCCGACTGGAGCGGCAAGACGAAGGACTTTGTTGAGGCTGACGCCAAGAAGAAGGGAGTAAAGGTCAAGTTCATTGAGGAGGACAGCAAGAAGACTCCTGGAACCGTTCTCTCTCAGACTCCTAAGGCTGGTGAGAGCGCGTCATCAACTGAGGTTGTAGTCACCGTTGCCAAGACTGCTGATACCAAGGAACTGACTGTTCCTGATGTTGTTGGCAAGTCAGTAGAGAACGCTCAGAGCGAGTTGGCTGCTACTGGATTCCAGAAGATCTCAACCGTGAAGGTGGCTAACTGCGCAGTCTCCTCATCTCAGGTGACTCAGGTAGTTCCAGCAGCAGGATCCAAGACCGCGAACACGACTGACATCACCATCATTGTGTCAGATCCTGACACCAAGTGTGGTAACTAGATTCTTTTCACCCGCAACATTCTTACAGCACTTAACTTAGGAGTGTTGCGGGTGATTTGTGTGCTGAGCGCCACATAAATCATTGCTTATCAAAAACTTACGTTAATACCGATTGTTTTATTGCAATCTGTTATATGACTTAAGGGTTTAATATGACTCAGTGATATTGACTCAGCATATTTTCAGCAAGGGGACATAAGGGAAGAGAAAAAGAAAATCTTTCCACAGTTACTCAAAGCAGAATGGGTGGCACAACAAGATCCCAAACTACTATGGAGGACAGGAACGCCCGACCACAAGTTGGACAATCCTCTGTGAAAGGTAAATTTTTAAAGACTCATGACAGAAACCAAGCAGAAGCACAACAACAAGAAGTTCAGCAAGATTCTCGTTGGTAGCGCAGCAGTCAGTGCTGTAGCAACCATGTCGATGGCTAGTGGTGTCGCTGTAGCAGCATCGTTTGATGAGAACACTGCCCCAAATACAGATGACACTGCCTCACAAAAGCAGTCTGAGGCGGGTAAGCACAAGGATGCCAACTCCTACACAGCAACCATTTACGCGACTGGAACAGACGGTGCCAAGCCGGTTCAGGTAGACACCTCCTCAACAACCGTTTCTGAGGCTCTGGACAAGGCTGGTCTTGACGTCAATGACTTCAAGAGCGCGGACGGTAGGGCTGTTGACGCTAACCATACTCTCAGTAATGGCGAGAAGATGCTGCTGTTCAAGAACGAGGTATCAGAGGCCAAGACTGAGACCGTCTCTATCCCAGCACCAGAGACCAAGAAGGAGTCTGCTGACCTGTATGTTGGTGAGACCAAGGTTGAGTCTGAGGGTAAGGCTGGTCAGGCAATTAAGACCTCTGTCTCTGTCAAGGACACTGCTGCTGACGCCAAGGTGAACAAGAACTCATCCAAGGTTGCTGACTCCTCCGGCACCAAGGAGAACATCACAGTCGTCACTCCTCCTGAGGCCAAGGTTGTTCTTGTTGGCACCAAGGAGAAGCCTACTGAGACGGTTCAGAGCACCCCATCTGGTTCCAGTGCAGAGGCAGATGCTGCTGAGGCCGCTGGAATTGCCTCTGTGACATCCACCAGCAAGAGTGGTGCAAGTACGTCCAGCAATTCTCTGAACAGTGTCTTATCTTCCACAAGTTCTGATGGCGCCAAGGCTGTTGAGATTGCCAAGGCTCAGGTCAGCAAGAACTATGTCTGGGGCTCTGCTGGTCCTGACTCCTTCGACTGCTCGGGTCTGGTCTACTATGCCTACACCAGTCAGGGTTACGACATTCCTCGGACAGCCTACGAGATTGGCTTGTCAGCCAAGCAGATCAGTCGTTCAGAACTTCAGCCAGGTGACATCCTGTACACCTCAACCCACATCGGTATCTACATGGGTGACGGCAAGGTCGTTCACGCCGCAACCGAGAGCCGTGGTATAGTCATTGACAGCATGGACTACTTCTCTGGATACCAGGCAGCCAGGATTGCTCGATAACTCCTGATACTGAACTGGTATCCACCAACTAAATACACTGAACACCCTTGAATCATCTGTTCAAAACATGATTAAAGGGTGTTCTTCTTTTGTGAGATAGATCGCCATTTACTGATTCGACAAACTCAGCATCTGTAGAGTATGATTGACTTCATGAGCAAGAATGACACCAACCAGAGCAACGACCCTACTATCTCAGAGATTACCTACAAGGGCAACCAGAAGCCCTACAATGTGCATGACTACCTGCGTAATCTCAGCGTTGAGGAGATTAACAGTTTTCTAGACAAGGATCGTTCGCCTATGGTGTCAGTCTGCCTGAACCTGACGAACGACTTCAACAAGGCGTCAATCATTCGGGCTGCTAACGCCTTTCTTGGTAGCGAGGTCTACATGATTGGCAAGCGTCGTTATGACAAGCGTGGCGCTGTGGGGACCTACCACTATGAGCATATTAAGCACTGCTCTGAGTTTGGTCCTGTTGCTGAGCACCTTCGTCAGAACGGTTACACTCTGGTTGCTGTTGACAACATTCCTGAGTTCAACCCTCAGAATGTCTATGACGCTGAGATTCCTGAAAAGGTGGCGTTCGTCTACGGCGAAGAGGGATCTGGGATTCCTGCTGACATCATCAAGGAGTGTGACATGATGCTCTACATTCCTCAATATGGAAGTGTTCGCTCACTGAACGTGTCTCAGGCCGCCGCTGTCATGATGAGCGAGTACAACAGGCGTCATCGTCCTCGCTGACAAGTTCATCCACAAGTCAGTCAGTTGCTCATAGCAGAACCAACCTTGGTTAAGATGAGTAGAGTTGCATATCTCTCTTACTTTGTCAAGGTTGGTTCTGCTTTATGGTCAAGATTGCTCATCTCAGCGACATCCACGCTGGATACACTGCTACAAGACACCTGAACAGTCAGGGTATCAACATCCGTGAGGCTGACGGGTACGTTGCTTTATCAAGGATCGTCTCTGACTGCATCAAGCACGAGGTGGATCTGGTTGTCATTGCTGGAGACACGTTCCACACGTCAACACCAAGCATCAGGACCATCATCTTTGTACAGAATCAGTTCAGGCGACTGGCTGCTGCTGGTATTCCTGTGTACGCTCTTGCTGGCAATCATGACACCGATGACATCCGTGCCAACATTGCCGCATCCAGAGTTCTTGACGACCCTCTCAGAGAGATACACTCGCACGCTGAGCCGTATGTCGTTCATGAGGTCGCTGACGGAGTGAACCTGCACATGGTGTCACATCACATGTATATGGATCAGGCTATGACGATGCCTGACATCAAGAGTATTTCTGGGTCTATCAATATTTTTACGACACATGGTTCAGTGATTGATCCTCTCCTTGAGATGAAGTTGCACACTGAGCAGTCCCCAAGAGAGATTGTCATTCCTGACTGGTTACTGAAGGAGAATGACTGGGACTACATCATGCTTGGTCACATCCATGAAAGAGGGTGGGTTGGATCAGCAGATGGTATCACTGACACCTCTGGCACCAGGATCTTTTACAACGGCTCTGTCATCAGACGTGGTTTTGCTGACAAGCCGTGCAAACTAGGTCGAGGGTGGACACTCTGGACTATTGGTGACGATGGCTCGTTCACGTCTGAGATTATGACTGTTCCACAGCGACCACAGTACGACTTCGCTCCTATTGACGCCAGTAACCTGTCTGCGTCAGAGGTCACAGACAAGGTGATTGAGAACCTTGTTTCCACCCAGCCAGAACAGGGCGCTGAGTTCATTACTGCCACTGCACCACTTGTCAGACAGAAGATTGAGAACATCACGCCAGGCAAGAAGGCAGCACTTGATTTGAGAGCCATCAGTGCTAATGCTGCCCACACATTGCACTGGGATATGCCATCATCATTCATGTCACGATCAGAAAACTCGTCTGAGAACAGCAAGAAGGTGTCTGAGGACAGAACAGGTAAGAGCAATGCTGACCTTCTGAAAATCTATGACGAGTGGATTGAGGACTCCAACACACTTGATGGCATCTCTGAGGACATGAGAGAGAATGTCTCCAGAAAAGCACGTGATTTCGTCAGAATGGGTCAGGAGGAAGTTCTTTCAGCAGAATAAGTTAACAAGAATTACACTTGATTCTTCTGTTAAATACCTGCTTTAGGATATTTTAGCCCGTCTATTTGTAACTTGAGAGCATTTTTATACAAAACCTTTGAAGGAATAAACAAAACATATGACTAGACAAAAGTACAAGCCTCGCCATAAGAAAGAGACCAAGAGTTTTGTAAGCAGCAGTACAAGAAATGTTGTTGTATCAACTGCTGCAGTGTCAGCATCTCTGCTCTCACTTCCAGTTAACGCCTCTGAAAGCACTCAGGCTTCCTCTGCATCTGCTGTGTCTGGTCTACCAAGCTCCCTGTCTGAGTCCACAAAAGACCTGTCTCAGACATCCTCAGAGGAGATTCCGTACAGCACACGAGTGGTTGAGGATCCAGATCTTCCATCTGGAGTGGAGACAGTTGTTCAAGAAGGTAAGAACGGAATAAAGGCCACCTGGACCGGTACAGACAGGTCCAGAGCAAAAGGTGGTCAACTATCCGCAGTAAGAGTCAGGAATGACAGCATCCTGTCTCTTCCTGTTGAACGTGTTGTTCGTCAAGGAACTAAGACTGAGGTCATCAACGGGATTGCTGACAAGGTTGCTCAGTCAGAGGCAGAGATTCTTGCTCAGAAGGAGAGAGACAAGGCCGCTGAGGCTGAGAGACAAAAGAATGAGCAGAAGTCAACAGATGTAGACAATACTACAGGTAGCCCTGAAGACAACAAGACGACTAATAAGGACAGCAGCGACAAGTCATCACAAGTCATCACCACTATCACAGGAGAGAAGACCGACTGGATGAGGGCTGCCGGTATTCCTGAGTCAGACTGGCAGTATGTTGACTACATCATTGAGCACGAGTCTGGTTGGAACTATCGTGCTGTTAACGCCTCCAGCGGTGCTACAGGAGTTTGTCAGGCTCTTCCAGGAAGCCGTATGGCTACTGCTGGAAGTGACTACTTAGACAATCCTGTGACACAACTCAAATGGTGCCATAGTTATGCCAATGAGCGCTATGGCGGCTGGCAGCAGGCTTACAATGCATGGAGATCTCAGAACTGGTGGTAAGGTTGCTTTCAGGTTATTGTGTTACTTTTATTACACAACTGAAAACAAATCACACAAGATAGAGGAATAGTTCAAAGCATGAGTTTTACAATAAATCAGTTTGATGAGTCGTTGGGTGAGTTCAAAACTGTTGAAATGGGTCTGAGTCTTGGCGAGGTGAGGCAGTCGATTCTTGACAGGATTCGTGAGGATCTGCACTGGGAGGAGGAGAACGGGCTTGACTGGCGTACTCGTGTACTTCATCACGCCACTGACGATCATGCTGCTGATGGGGCTTACAGGGCTGCTGACGATATGCTCTACAGTATGAGTGAGACAGACATTGCTGGTCCATGGTCGTTCAGGACTCAAGGACGGGTAGAGATAGTTTTCGAGGATGATGAGTAACAATGAATGAAGAACAGAGTAAGGCTGAGCAGACACTGGTCGTTATTGCCAGTGTGGCTGCTCTTGTTGCTGTGCTGCTTGCTGTTGGTGCATCACTGTTGGTTCTCTCTCACAAAGACACTGGTCAGGTGATGACGCCTGCAAGTCCTGGATCTGCTCCCTCTGTGATTGCTGAACACAATGGTGTATAGATCATCACAAATCTGTGTACACTAAACTAAATCAGTTTCAATACATTTGTTTTGTTCTTTTTTGTAGCACAGCAAACATACAGAAATTGATTTATCTTAACTGAGGAAGGTTGTTCTCTGGATGCAGTTCGTAATAGATGAGTGGCCTTGGGGTCAGCCTTTCCCTAAAGGTTCTGGTAGAGCAAAAGGCTGGTGGGACAAGAGTATCGGGTTCCACATCTACAGTGCTCCCACTCTACCTCGTGAACTCAGGCCGTACCACTGCAAGGACTTCTCACTGGGCAGGTGGTACGAGGACGAGATCAACAACGCCGTCATGCCTGTTACTCCGTCTCAGACTCAGTACACTCCTAAGGACCACCAGAACGAGGGTGCTGATGCCATTATCCGAGCCTACAGGAACAATGAACGAGGGTTTCTTGAGGCTGATGGTACAGGTCTTGGAAAGACGCTGACAATCCTGTCTGCTGTGTCCAGGATTGCTGAGAGTGAGAGTTATGGCAGGCGGCCTGAGGAGAAGGCCAGGGTGCTGATTGTTTGCCCTAAGTCTGTCATTGCTCACTGGAGGCAGACTATCAGATCGTACTCCAAGGCTCTTGCGTTCACTCATCCAATGATTGTGAACTACCAGAAACTAGGTAAGTTGCTCAAAGAGGAGTCTGCTACTGAGAAGAGTTATCGTGCAACTGGCGGTACCAAGTCCTCCAGATCCAAGGCCAGGAAGACAGTCAAGAGAAAGAAGAGCGCTAAGCGTGCCAACAGGGATCTGGCGAGAAGGGGTGTGCCGAGAACTGACTGGGACTTCATCATCTTTGATGAGGCTCACCTGCTGAAGAACTACCCAACCTCCAACACGTCTCTGGCTGCTGCCTCTCTGGCAAGGCTGGAGCAGAGACACACACCCAAACAGGACGGCTACCACGCCAGAACACCGTTTGTCATCTACTCCACAGCAACACCTGGAGCCTCCCCGCTGAACCTGTCTGTCATGTCTGGAATCATTGCTCCACACATGAACTCAGACAGTAAAGGTGAAACCAGTTCTGCATCATCTTCAGGTGCATCAGCAAACCGTTTAGCATCAAGCACATCAAGATCTAGAACCTCTGCATCAAGAGGGCAGTCTTTCACCACCCCGTCAAAGTGGGGGCAGTTTCTTGCTGACCACGGTTTTGCTGTGTCCAGGAGCGACAAAGGTGAGTGGTCCTGGGCGACTGTTCCGTGGTGGGGTAAGACGAGCAAGGATCCTGCTGAGAGAGCCAAGTACCTGAAGGCTGAGAAGCAGGTCAAGGCCAGACAGAGAAAAGACAGCATGGCTATTGGCAGGGCTCTTAAAAACCCTGATGCTCCATTCATCAGAAGGAGTCCAAAAGACATTGCTGGATGGCCTGAGCAGCAGGTGATCCCGTTCCCTATCAGTATGACTCCTGAGCAGGGAAAGATCTATGAGACTGTCTGGTCCAGGTTCAGGAAGTTCCTCAACCTGGCTCCGTCAAGCCGTGACCCTAAGACTGCTCTGGTTGAACGACTCAGGTACAAGCAGAAGTCTACTCTGCTCAAAGTGGATGAGATGGTCTCGTTTGTTGCTGAGCAGGTGACTTACGGTAGTCAGGTGTTTATTGCTTGTGAGTTCATGGAGACAATAGATCGCTATAAGGAGATGCTTGAAGCACAGAGGATCAGTGTCACTGAGATCAGCGGTCGTGTCACTGGAGCAGACCGTGAAGAGTCAAGACTGAGGTTCCAGAAGGGTGAGGCCAAGGTGGTTCTGTGTACTGTTCCTGAAGGTATCTCTCTGCACGCTGGGGAGACTCTTCCTGATGGGACTAAAGCGACCAGTGCTCCAAGAATCACTATCTTGCATGACATCAGAGACAACAACGTCACCAACGATCAGATTCTTGGTCGTGCACACAGGGACGGGCAGAACTCCATCACCTATGTTCCTTATCTTGAGGACACGGTTGACATGAAGGTGATTGACTCATACGTCAACAAAAGGTCCAACATGAACCAGATGACTGGTGATGATGACGCTGAGGCGTATGAGAGAATCTTCAGGCGGGCTGCTCTGTCGTCAGGGAAGTAGGAGCAGGACAAGAACAGTTCAGTCCGCAAGAGAAATACAAGTAAGATCCAGGTGCAGAGATGTGAAAAATAATCTCTGCACCTGAGTTCTTTTCTGTGTATTTCTTGTTGTTGCAAGCACTTTAAGTGCCTGCAAGCACTATATAAAACACCTTTACGAAGATGTGACCCAGATCACTGAGATTCTGACTTGACACTGGTTTCATGATGGTGCTAGAGTTGAGTCATCACGAGGTCAGAGAAACGACCGATGTGGTTGAAGGTCAAGGAACTAGACACCTGATAACTTGAAAGTTCTCCTGCTGGTAAAACAGAGGAGAAGTCAGAGTCAGAACAGGAGATAAGGAACTGAGACCAAGACCACAAAGGATGGACTTGACAAGGTTCAGACATCTCTGATATTGTGGAACCACAAGCCGACAAACAAGCAACCAAGTGAGGAGGTCGGGAAGATGAATACGAACATTAAGAACATGTTCAAACAACTGAATATTCACAGTACCGATCTCTGGTGCTTTGAGCGACAGCGACCATATATAGAGTCGCAAGTGCTCATCGGGTACAGGCCCGGTCGGCGATCTAAGTCCTCGTTCTGAGGCAAAGGATCCAACCAGGTCAGACTCCCGGAAAGCACCGGTCGAGAAAAAGTGAAAATGATTGTGACACAGTTCACATCAAGAACCACTTGACAGAGACGACCTGAGAGATTTAGGATTGAGACATCAAGACGCGACTGAAACAGTCAAGTCCAGGATACTCAAGAAGTCAAAGTGTTCACTAAGGACCCACCGCGCTGGTGGCGAGGTTGAGCAAAGACTGGTAGAGTAGACAACGGGCGAGTCTGATAAGGTCAAGAATCTTGAAACACAATCCTTCTGTATGACAGAAGTTCAGGATCCTTATCCCAAAGGTGAGTGAACCGGCGGTCATGACAGAACCAAACTTAATACAGGACCACCCGCACCCAAGGTGGAGGAAGACTTAAAGAGGTTGCCCCAATCAGGAGGGCTCGTAGATAGGAAAATCCTGTGTCTGAGAATGTCGCCAGTCCGTGTGAGAGTCACGCCAAAGGCTTTCACGAAATGTGCAAGGGTTGGCAGGAACTCTGAGGCATTGTCGTGATGACAAGGCTGAGGAACCAGTTTTCGGGCGCCCCTCATGGGGAATACAAGATCTTATTCTGGAAGGATAGGGTACTACTGACTGTAAGCACGTCATCACAGGACCAGCGGCAGCAAGACCCCATGACCCATCCAGAATCACACAGGGACACTGGTTGTAAATGAGGCACCCTGTGAAAGCACACATTGCCGAGTAGTTTATACGAGGTTAAAACACCAGAATGACAAAGTTGCTCTGGTAAACGGGTTCAACTCCCGTATCGGCAACGATGATGAGTACTGAGACGGAGCGTAGTTCAACGAGAACATCTTGCAGACCACAAGAAGATTCAGGTACAGGAATCCTGACGCCCTACCTCAGGTCAGGTAGTCGAAACTGGCTCAGTGGCTCACCATTCTTCACAACAAGAACCACAACACAGAACATAGAAAATGGTTGTGGTCTTCGGGATATGGCGCAGTTTGGTAGCGCGCATGTTTCGGGAACATGAGGTCGCAGGTTCAAATCCTGTTATCCCGACGACAAGAGTACTAAAAAAATGATTGACATTTTACATAATAGATTGTCAATAACACATTTTCAAAACTCTTGACACTATTCTCCTGTAGTTCAATGGCAGAACAGGTGTCTGTTAAACACTCAATTCAGGTTCGAGTCCTGACGGGAGAGCCAAGAACAAAACACACAAGTTGTATGCAAAAGCCTTATCAAAAAAAGATGAGACAAAAATGTATGCAACTACTCATGCTCTTGTGGTGGAATGGTATACACAGCAGACTTAAAATCTGCCTCCCTCACGGGATTAAGGGTTCGAGTCCCTTCAGGAGCACTTTTGTTCAATGAGAACACAATGGTGTATGTGGTGGAATGGTATACACACCAGGTTGTGGCCCTGGGTCCTTTGAGGACAATGCGAGTTCGAGCCTCGTCATACACCCTGATACTGGATGACAAGCCTCCGAAATCATCTAGCAGTCAAGAAGTCTTGAGGCGAAGAGACGCGAGTGAAAATCTCGTCAATCCCACATACGGGGTTGTAGTTTGCGAATGCGGAAAGTGCATGTGCAATAGGGATGTGGACCGCAAATCCAGGAGAGCAAGAAATTGCAGCACTACTCTCCTCAGTTCCCCGCAAGGGAGCCATCTTTATGTAGTATCCGACGTCACTAAAACACTTCAACACAAGTAACTCAATTGGCGTGTGGCGCAGTTGGTTAGCGCGGCACTCTGATAAAGTGCAGGTCGTGAGTTCAAATCTCACCACGCCAACTATAAAAATGGAGAAAATGGCAAAATTGGTTAATCCAGCCACCTCGAAAGTGGTGCCTGTAACAGGGCTGAGGGTTCGATTCCCTCTTTCTCCGCCATGGATGAGTTGTCAGTAAACGGCTTAATGACGCCATTTTAATAAACACATTCATCAATGCCCATGTAGTTCAACTGGAGAGAATACCCGGCTACGAACTGGGAGAGAGCCGGAAGGCCATTGGGGGTTCGAGTCCCTCCATGGGCACCATATATTCTCTTTCTACAACTGACAAAAAATGCCTGTTGCAGACAGAAAAAACATGCCGCCATAGTGTAACGAACAACACGTGCTCGTCCGAAGGGTATATTCCGGGTTTGACTCCCGGTGGTGGCACGACTGAGAACATCTTGACACATGTTGTACAAGTGTTTTCTCATTGGTGGGTTGGCCGAGCGGTTAGGCGAGCGCCTGCAGAGCGCTTTTACGTCAGTTCAAATCTGATACCCACTTCTGCGGAGTAGAGGAGTTCGGCTGTCCTCGTGACTTTCATATGGTCAAGATCGCGGGTTCAAATCCCGCCTCCGCCACTAGTCGATTCCTTGTGAAAGGTGTTGACTTAGCAACTCTAATCCTACTATAAGAGTTGCAAAGCAATCAGTGAAACAGGCAAGTGGACAGCAGTGCTTCTAGGGCGTCTTGAGAATATTCTCTAGATACAGGTGAATTGTAGTTACTTGTCGTCATTCCTAATTGTGTAAGACCCTAGCGCTCTTTTAAAATCCTTTACCTATATTTGATTTTAAAGCATGTATGAGCAACCACCTGTACGGCTTCTGTATAAACCCAAAAGCCTATGATGATGTAGGATACATGTGGCGGGTGGACAATGGTCATGTAACTCAGTTGGTAGAGTACCTGAATGACTCTCAGGTGGCCGCAGGTTCGAGCCCTGCCATGACCACGGAAGGTAAGCGAATGGTTAGCGGCCGCTTTGGAACAGCGGTGCTCTGATAAAGGGTTGCGGGTTCGAGCCCCGTGCCTTCCGCCACTGGCACATCATATGAAAGCAACATGGATGAATGAGAGTAGTGATTCTGATTGAAACTTGCTCTCTACTGTCCTGAATGTGGCTGCATATGTGACCACAAGCACACTGAACATGAGTTGACATGCTCTCGGATAGTGTGCTAGGATTGAGTCATCAAGCAAGGGAGTTGACAACCCAGAGTCATCTTCTGGTAGGCTTTCTTGCATATGTTGTTTGAGAACTAGATAGTGGTTTGCCAAGAATGCTGACTTAGCTCAGTTGGTAGAGCATCCGGTTGAAGCCCGGAGCGCAGAGGTTCGATCCCTCTAGTCAGCACTAACAGGCATGGCTGATAAGTCCGGGCGACCGGATGAAAGACTGCTCAGAGGTTAGGGGCAGTCGCCTTGGATCCCTTTAAGGGAATGAGGTAACCCATGCAATGCGAACGGTCCAACGCATGTGTCATCAGCGTGGCGCATGGACCCCTAAGCGCAGTCGCAGGTCCAATGGAGAATTCTGAGGACACGGTACGGCTCAGTACCTCAATGCGACCAAGGCGACAAGGTTGACTGTTCGTAAGGCGATGCTGGTACTCCTTTGTGGGTGTCAGCGAAGTCCGAGACCCTGCTAGGTCAAGGGCGACAGCCATCGAGTACATGAGCGGGTAGGATGGCCCAGGAGTGTGCAGGAATGACACGGGTAGCACCAAGTCTAGGGAGTGTGAGGACTTTCGTGGGCCAAAAGCCTATGAACCTCTAGGGAAGCACATTCTCATAACCTTTACATGTTTTCGCAAAAGACTTCCCTGATTACTGGATGAAAATGTCCTAAACCTGACGGCCGTATGGTCAAGTCAGGCTGGATTGAGATCGCAAGTCTCATTCTGGTTGGGTAGTTGGAGGTGCAGCCCAGCAGGTAGCTCCTGTTGAGTGAAACATCCCACCCGAGTAGTCCACAGTAATCTACAGAGTGATTCACTTAAAGAATCGGGCATGACGTTCTATCATGGTACGCCTGGAAACAGGGTACTGTGTGGACAAGCAGGCAACACGGTAAGCGTGGTAATCCTGACGAAAGGAACGTTGGATAAAGATGTAGTCTCAGTCTTTTCAAAACAACTATTGGCCCTATGGTCCAGCCAGGTTAGGACGCCTCCCTGTCACGGAGGAGAGCGCCGGTTCGAATCCGGTTAGGGTCGCCTTACTAAAACAATTGGCCTATAACTCAATTGGCAGAGTGACCCGCTGTTAACGGGTTGGTTGAAAGTTCGAGTCTTTCTAGGCCAGCGCAAATGATCACCCGGTTTGAGAGACCGTACTAGCCAAGCACAGTCAAATAGGTTGGTGATCGCCTGACTTGTGTGCTGCGTGTCCTGAGTGTGCTCTCAACATGCTCGCAGTTACTTACAGCCTGGTCCTGAGGATACGACCAGGTTACTTGGAGGGTTCGCATAGTCCGGCCAATTGCACTGGTTTGCTACACCAGCGAGGTAACACTCACGTGGGTTCAAATCCCACACCCTCCGCTCATGAAATAAATGCATCACATGTGCCTGAAAGCATGTGTGAAATGCCCTGTTGGTCTAGTCTGGTTAGGACGCCTCCCTCTCAAGGAGGAGAACACCGGTTCAAATCCGGTACAGGGTACGAGACGCAGATGAGGACTCCATCAACGGTGCTGAACTAGCCGGGAGCCTGCGCAGGTGCCCTCTGTCATCAAAATCGCCTTCTGTGAGGTCAGGGAGTAGTTACCCTGGGGCAGAAGGAAAGAATGATGGCATGGTTTCATATCCTGTCCTCCACCTCCACAGCAGATTCTCTCAAGGGTACCTGATTTGGGAGAATTGAGTCCTCCGGGATGTGTGACTGGGACGTGAGACCTCATGAATGTTCTAGACAGGAGGTCGTCTGGTGCCACGGTAGGTATGCGCATTAAAGATGGTTCGAGTCCATCCACCAGATCTACCCGACAGAAAACCCTGGCGGCCGTGTGTACAGTGCCGCGCTACCCAGGGCGTGCTTTTTCAGAGAATAGTTCTGTACCACCTTTGTTCATAAAAGAATAAAGGGTCGGCGAGACATTTTCTGAAAATGCTAGGGCAGGCTCGAAAACTGTACACAATGCCTCCGTAGCTCAACAGCAGAGCAGCGGCCTTTTAAGCCGAAGTGAGTAGGGGCAGCACCTACCGGGGGCACTATTTTCAAATGATTCGTTATAATATGAATTATGAACGAAGATTTGAAAGTATGCGGCATCTATGGCATTTTTGACACACTTACAGAAGAATGTCTTTATGTAGGTCAATCAAAGAATATTTATGAACGTCGTAGATCTCATTTCAAGCGTCTTCGTGGTGAAAGACACCTCAAATCATTCACGGAATGGTTTGTCAGCATCGGAAAAGATGAATCCAGGATAGACCTCAGAGTTCTTTGCAAGTGTTTCGACAATGACGACATCAAGAACGAACTTGAAATCTTCTGGTTCAATGAACTTCACCCAAGATTCTACGGTGCTGTTCCATCTGTTAATAATAGATGGTCACATTCCGAGGAAACAAGGAAGAAGATTGCTAGAAGGACATGTGAGTCTGAGAGACTTGGGAAGCATTATACGTGTGCAGTGTACTACTATACATGTAAAATGTGCGACAAGTTTTTTATTCTCTCAAAAAAGAAGTCTGGAAAGCGTATCTTCTGTTCAAAGTCATGTTCCCACGCTTACGACAAGTCCTTGAAAATGGACACTCTTGATTACAACAAGGTCAAGGACTTGTATGAGTCTGGTGTCACTCAGGTGAAGATCGCCAAGATGTTTGGTGTGTCCAACGCCACTGTCTCGAAGTTCATGAGAGACAATGGTATCTCCACTGGATACAAGCGCCATGATCCTGGTTTGAAGAGGAAGTCCAGGAGGACAAGCAATGCGGATGTAGTGTAGTGGTAGCACACGACCCTTCCAAGGTTTTAGGGCGAGTTCGAGCCTCGTCATCCGCTCCAGTCGCTTTCGGCAATCATGTTGACACTTAGGAATACATGTGGCCTAACTCATGTTTCCTGGGGTTGACTCATTCCTTCCTGGTGTGTTAGGATTGAGTCATCAAGCCGGGCAGGGGCGTTCCTCATAAGTCCTGGCGGCCATTGAGCCCAGTAATGGAAACAGTGGTTTTGGAAGATTGTCAACTACATAGTGACCAAGTAATCCGCCTAGAGCATGTCCTGGTAATGCACTCGGCTCTTACCCGAGGGAAGAAAGTTCAAATCTTTCTGGGCGGACGATCACCATAGCACTTGGTTTTGACGTGGCCGGTGCTGCCTCATCTAGTTTAATGACAGAACGCCGCGTGCTCACACATGCACGGGGAAGACAGGTTTGATTCCTGATTGGGGTTGTTGTTTGTGATTCAGGTCATGTGGGATTTAGTTATGTGTGCACCCCTTGACTTGCACGTCAGTTTCTTCGGAATGTAGCTCAGGTGGTAGAGCGCTCGCTTTGGGAGCGAGAGGTCCGCGAGTTCGAGCCTCGCCATTCCGACTGGGTAAACCGAAAGAAAGCCTGTCCGCGGCATGGGTTTTCTTTCACATAGGAGTTGCTGTCAGCACTTGTGGACGCACAGGGTGGCGGGTGACCGAATGAGTATGGTGAGTGGCTGTGGTTTAATGGTAGAACGCTTGACTGAAATCAAGAGGACAAGGTTCGATTCCTTGAAGGCCAGCCCAATTTCTTGGTAGTGTGTGCTAAGCGGCGAAGGCAGCAGGCTGTAAACCTGTTACATTAGAAACATCGGGGGTTCGAGTCCCTCCACTACCACTGCTATGCAAGAATCTCACGCAAAATTGGCTACCCGCGTGTGAGCAGTGAGGGTTCGACTCCCTCATCGAGTGTTGCCGACTCGGGGCGGTCCCTGGTGCTTGCATGGTTTTTGGGGATGTGGCGCAATTGGTAGCGCGCCTGCTTTGCAAGCAGATGGTTACGGGTTCGAGTCCCGTCGTCTCCACGACCTTTCGGTAAATATTCCGTGAGGATGAACAGATTTCAGAAAGGGAAAGAGTAGTATGGATCGCAAGCAGGCTTTAGAGATTCTAGCCAAGGACTTCTCTGCTGGCAGTATTGAGTGTGATGCCGATGAGTATATGATGCTCACAGAGGCGTTCGATGACTATGGGTTAGAGTATGAAGATGACAATGATGACACCATTGATGGTTTTGCTAATAGTTTGCGTGCTCTAGCCAAGTCGATCCAGCCTAGTCAAAGCGAAATTGCTGAGGCCATCAAGGTTCTTTCTTCTTGACGAAAGTCTTCCTGCATTACGCTTGCATTTGACGATTAGTGGTAGGTGTGGTGCAGGTTTGCTCGTTTAGCTCAGTCTGGCCAGAGCTGCCGGCCTACACCCGGTGTAATATTAGCGGGGGTTCAAATCCCTCAACGAGCACTTTTGCCGGTGTAGCCAAGTGGTAAGGCACCTCTCTCATAATGAGGTCATCGCTGGTTCAATTCCAGCCATCGGTACTCATTCCCCCTTGGTGTAGTGGCAGCACAACTGACTTTGGATCAGTTAGCCCAGGTTCGACCCCTGGCGGGGGATCCAGGATGAATCCAATAAGACATAGTATTTCGAGAGGTGTTTTCGTGTCTGCGCAAAATTTCAGACCTTGGCGTGAAACCTTAGATGAGATACTGAAAAACATGTCTCCGCAGGAACGTCAAGAATTTGACACAAATGTTCTCATGCGTCGTCAGATTCTTGAAGAGAAGATTCGTCAGTACAACACACAGCATCATGGTCAAGAGACTGATGAATTTGATAGTGTGTGAGTAAAACTTTTGCCCTTTGGTGTAATTGGCAACACGACTGATTCTGGTTTAGTTATTCTAGGTTCGAGTCCTGGAGGGGCAGCGATATGAGGTGGCTTCAACTGGTGTGATGGTGGGCCTAGTGTTCTCAGGAATCTTTTTACTTTCTCTTTTCTTGAGAGCGCGACATTTTGTTCGCACTATGTTGTTTACATACCATCTCATATTTTCCCAGTCGCCTGACACTGGAGTCTAAGAAGTCAGGCACCTGGCACAGAGATCGTCCCGTTGGTAGGGCGACGAGCCGAATGTCATGAAGTCGGCACCTTTGCTCACAGGTTGTGTCAGTATACCGGGTCTTTGAGTAGTGGGTTGTGACCTGGTGCTGTGAGAAGTGGCAGAACATTTAGACATTCTGCTGCCAGTTTATTTTCTGGTGCTGCTCGCTCTTGAGTCTCCTTTCCTCGGGCGAGCGGCACTGGAACATGCAGATGTAGTGTTCAATGGTTAGCACACAACCTTGCCATGGTTGTAGAGCGAGTTCGAATCTCGTCATCTGCTCGGATTTCATACAGAGATGTGTAGTGGTGTCAGTTACTTCACATTCAGGATATGTTTAATTCACTGGTCCACGTGTTTTCTCTTTGTGTGTTCTCTATCTTTTGTCGCACGCATTTTTGCTGCTGCTTCTGTGGTGCTTGGCTTGTTAACTCAACTCAATTAAGTTAACTATCTTAGGAGCAGCATGATGCCGGATGATGCTAAAGGCTTAGCGGGTGGTCTCCAAAGCCACTGTCATGGGGTTCGATTCCTCCATCCGGTGCTGGTGTTCAAAGGCCGATGCTGCTGGGTATCTGTAGTTGCCTGGTGTCGGAACCATGAATGCCTATTGGCCTGATCCCTTGGTTTAAATTGTTGTTTAGTTCCTTTCTCTTGGGTTCGGGTCTTTTGGGGATGTAGCACAATTTGGTGGTGCACCCGCTTGGCTTGCGGGAGGTTACGGGTTCGAGTCCCGTCTTCTCCACGATGGGTTCTGGCCTCACCCTTAGCGCCTTTCGTACAGGTGCTTGAAACAGGTGACGCTTTCTTAAAAGTGTTGCTTGTAGAGGCTGTGTGTTGGCGCTGGGATAGGTGGCTGAGTAGCGGGGGCTGAAACCCTTGCGAAGCGGGTAGCGCTTGCCGAGTGTGGCAGGCGTCCGATGAAGGCAGTACGACACTCTATTCTGGCGCTGACACGCTTTCTTAGCACATGTGCTTTTCGCTATCTGGCTGAGTAGCACCACAGATTCCTTGGTTTTTCTCCAAGAGTTGTTCTGTGGCGTGAAGCGGGACGCCTCTCCTCGTAAGGGAGAGGGTGTGCAGGTAGTCCGACTGAAAGTGTTGCAAAGATGACTGTTTCTGGTCTTCTTTGACTTATGGTGTGAGTGCATTGATCTTGGTGATGGTTGGAACACACTGACCTTGAACATGTTGGGTTGGTGGCGCAGATTCGACGTCTGCCATCAGGACTGATTTCAAACAGGTACAGATAGGAGATTTAAGATGACTGAGGCGGAGAAGAATGCAATCAGAGATGCGATTGGACTTGCTCTTAGTAAGATGTCAATGAGTGACATTCATCGAATGCTGCATGAGCAGAACATGGACGTTAAGAGGATTGTTCAGTCATACTCCGCAAGTTGAGCCAAATTATCCACAATGCTTTCTGATTGAGTCATATGTTAGATAGTATTTTAGATTTATGTGTTTAATGCTATCTTTGGTGGTGACTGGTTGTGTCCAAGGTTCATATTCGTCCTGACACGCATGAGATTGAGCGTTGTCGTGCTGTGACTGGTCCTTGTAGTTTCGGGACCAGTTATGACTCCATGGACGAGGCCAAGCAGGCACGTCAGGAAATCCTCTTGAAGGAAGCGAAAGACATGTATGGTGAGAACTGTGTCACTCCATATAGTATGAGTCTTCCTGATGGTGTTGACGGTGTTCTGAAGGACCTTGGTAGTGTTGGTAATCCTCTGATTGTTGGTGGTGCTGTTCGTGACTCTTTTGACGGCTATCCGAGTAAGGATGTTGACATAGAGGTTCATGGTGCCAGCATGAATAACATCGTGTCTCATTTGCAAAGCAGTGGTTACCAGGTGGATGAGGTTGGTCGTCAGTTTGGTGTTCTCGAGGTGTCTAAAGGTCAGTTGAGAGACCTTGATGTGTCTGTTCCCAGGAGAGAGAACAGGACTGGTGCTGGTCATCGTTCATTCAGTGTTGAGATGGATGAGGCAATGACTGTTGATGAGGCTGCCGCTCGAAGAGACTTCACGTTCAATGCTGTCATGTATGACCATTCTCGTGGTGTTCTGGTTGATCCTACAGGTGGGTACAGTGACTATCGGAACAAGACCATGAGAGCGGTCTCTGAGAAGTTCGCTGAGGATCCGTTGCGAGTTCTTCGTGGTTTCCAGTTCGCTGCTCGTTTCGGAATGTCCTATGACAAGAGTACTGCTGACATGTGCCGATCCATCAGAGGTGAGTACAACGATCTGTCTGTTGAGCGTGTTCGTGAGGAGTTCAATAAGTTCTACACCAAGGGTTCTGACTACTCTGCTGGTGTCAAGGCGTTGCAGGACTCTGGCTGGGATGACATTGAGCCTGGTCTGAGAGAGTCGTTGCAGAAGCAGACCACTGTTGACTCACTGAACAGGATGAAGGATGCAGGTGTCTCTGCTCAGAAGCGTTCAGTCATTGGGTCTGCTGTCATTCTTAAAGGAATGGACAACAGCAAGGACAGACAGAAATTTGCTGGTGTGTCAACAGTCAGTCAGGATGATGCCAGACGTGCTGTCACTCTTGCTGAACTGAGTAGTGATGATATGGACTCTGACTACTTCATCAGGAAGACCGCCATTGTTCTTGCTAAGAGGAAGACATCATTCAGAGATGTAAGGCTGCTGGCTAGGACCTGTGACGACAAAGACATGTTGAAGGCTGCTAACAGGGCTATCAGACTGGGCGTTGGAGACAAACCTACTGAGGACCTGGTTCGAGGTGACGACATCCTGAACATGACTGACAGGAAGCCTGGTAGGTGGTTCGGTCGGGTGCTTTCAGAGGTTCGTGAGGCGCAGTACAAGGATCAGGTGACGACAAGACAGCAAGCACTTGACCTTACTCGTGAACTTGTCAGCAAGCAGGAGCATGAGTAGATGATTCAAACAGAACAGGATCCACTCAGTTCAAGTATATGAGCATATTGCTGTATTTGCTGACAAGTTGATCTGTTTTCTTGGGTGTGACATATGCTACATCAACATCTGTTGACATCCTTCCATCTACCTTGTATAGTTGAGTTCGTCAAGAAGGTTCTTGTCGTTACCTTCTTGTTCCTTTGTGTATTGTGTACTGACTCTGGTCTTTGCGAGCAATTCTAGAAGACCAGAGTCATGCGAGAGTGGTGTAGTTGGTAGCACACCTGATTCCCATTCAGGAGATCGCGAGTTCAATCCTCGTCTCTCGCTCGCTCAGATGGTGGAATGGTAGACACGCTGCCTTGAGGTGGCAGTGGGCTTCAACGCCCGTGAGGGTTCGACTCCCTCTCTGAGTACGAGCAGAAGTCAGATGCGTAGAGTTATCTTACTTCTTTCTGGAAAAAAGAGATCCTGGTTCGACTCCAGGTCAGGGTAGTTGTCTACCTTGAGTGTACGGCATACACGCTAACGTCAGATGATTCGCTTTTTCTCCGGCTTCTGCAACAACTTAAAACAAACCTGTATACTCCTTGTTCTTGAAGGTTGTGACTGTTTGCTGATTACTGGAAGTCCTGAAACAAAGGGCGACAGTATGACACAACACAATACAAAAACAACCTTGAATCAAGAGCAGACAAGAACAGATGAGACAGACCAGGAACAAGAATGGTCTGCTGGTTTCGTCGCCAGTTCAGGTTCTGGGCACAGATGCGTAGTGACAGGTTACTTAAAATTGATTTACACTCAACCTAAACACCTGTCACGGCTGGTTCTCTTGTGCCTTATTTTTTGCAAGCAGACTCATAGCCAGCCTGAGTCAACATGATTCTATTCTATACTTTTTTCACACAGAATCATGATCACATGTCATCGTCATTTGAAAGGGTGGTTGAGATGGCAAGAATGAACACGAAGGCTGCTTCTGTTAAGAACACAGCGACTTCTCCTGTTTCTACAAAGAAGAGCGGCAAGAGGATTGCTACTCATGAGGGCGGTACAGGTTTCAAGCGTACTGCCAAGGGTGAGTTGTTCCTCGCTGCTGTTACTAGCCTGAACGAAGACACGTTCTATGAGTCCGCTGAGGATCGTCAGGAGCGTGTCGCCAAGTTGGTTTCCAAAGTCGCTAAGGACGGCGAGTGGGTTCTTGGTCTGGTTGGCTGGCTACGTCGTGATGCTGGTCTCAGGGCTGTTCCTGTGATGGTTGCTGCTGAGTCTGTCAGTTACCGCCTGAGCAAGGGCATGAACGGACTCAACCGTGAGATTGTTCGTGCCTCCATTGGCCGTTTGGATGAGACCAGTGAGTTCATTGCTTACTGGTTGGAGCGTTTTGGACGCAAGATCCCGTCCGCCGTCAAGCGTGGTATTGGTGACGCCTTGAACGACTTGCTCAATGAGGGTTCGTACCTGAAGTGGAGCGGTCGTGCATCTCGTGGATCTGTGTCCTTGGGTGACGTTATCAACCTGACTCACGCCAAGCCGAAGGATGAGCACCAGTCCGCTCTGTACCAAGTTGTTCTTGATCGTCAGTATGGTGCCGAGGAGGATCTGAGTGCACTTCCTGTTGTAAAGGCGCGTCAGGAGTTCCTATCCATGCCGGTTGACAAGCAGATCAGGGCTCTGTCTGGTAAGAATGCTGACAAGGTTATCAGGTCTGCACGTCTGACTCATGAGGTTGTTGCTGGCTCTATTGGCAAGATTCCGGCTAAGGTCTGGAAGAACCTGATTCCACATATGGGGTACACTGCTCTGCGGATGAACCTCAGGCGTATCAGTGAGTCTGGTGTGGACGTTGACGTGATCGACGAGATTAACAAGGTTCTGCGTGACCAGAAGACTGTTGCTCGTGCTAAGGTCATGCCGATTGACTTCCTACGTGCCTACAAGAATGCTCCACTGGACTTCCATGCTGCACTTCAAAGAGGCGCAAATGGTGTCCTGGAGAACATTCCAGCACTGAAGGGTCGTACACTGGTTCTTCTGGATCGTTCGTACTCAATGTCTGATAGGCTGTCTTCCAAGAGCCAGATCACCAGGCAGGACGCGGCCAACATCTTTGCAGCGGCCCTGGCGCTACGCTGCGAGAACGTTGACGTGGTTGCTTTTGACAACCACAGTCAGAAGATCGCTATCACCTCCAAGGATCTGTTGAAGGTTGTTGAGGATGACATGCCGGAGTCTCGTGGTGGGACCTACACTGCTGATGCATTCAGGAGCAACTACGACAATCATGACAGGGTTATCCTTCTCACCGATGAGCAGACGTCTGTGTCCTCCTACTGGACAGGCGGAGAGAGTCTTGACGAGGTTCTGGATGCTGAACTGAAGAAGGGCGCCAGTGTGTTCACCTGGAACCTTGCCGGATACACTGCTGCTCACGCTCAGTCGAAGGATCGTCGTTGGACCTTCGGTGGACTCACTGACAAGGGCTTCCAGATGATCCCGTTGCTAGAGAAGGGCGTGTCTCAGTCCTGGCCTTGGGAGAACTGAGATAGATACAGAACGTGACTACTATCACTCTGTCGTCAGTTGACATCAGTCTTCTGGCGGTGGTAGAGTAGTCATCATCAAGCCGGTCGGAGAGAACAGGATGAGGCCAGGTGGGGAACCGAGCAACCCCTTGTTCTCTCTGACCGGTATCAAGCCGGAGTGGTGAAATGTGGCAGCCACGCCAGGTTTAGGTCCTGGTGCCTTCGGGCGTGAGGGTTCGACTCCCTTCTCCGGTACCAAGTACACATGTGTCAACATCAAAACTTGTGAACAGGTCTTGTTGACATGATGGATACTTGAACCACAACTACATAGTGTAGATAAGGTTTTGATTCATGCTGGATTGGCGGAATGGTAGACGCGCTCGCTTCAGGTGCGGGTGTCCGAAAGGGCGTGAGGGTTCGACTCCCTCATCCAGTACGAAACGATGAGACAAGACGGTGTGTCATACAGCACACTGGAACCAACTTGACAGAACCAATGAGGTGATGGTAGAGTTGGACTCATCAAACAAGACATGGGAATGATTCTTGAATCATTTGCCTTCAACTGATCATTGAAGGACATACATAAATCCTTGTATGGTTGTGTGGTCTGGATACTCACGTCCCAAGGCGGCGGTTAGGATCCGAACGGTCCAATACCTAGTAGGTGAACGCTGCCGCTGTAAGATGTGATTAAGGTTCGATTCCTTTTGACACAGCGAAGCAGATATGATAGAATCTGCTCACAACAACATAAACCCCTGTTCGTCTAGCGGTCAAGGACGCCTCCCTTTCAAGGAGGTAACGCGGGTTCGAGTCCCGTACAGGGGACGCATGACAACTCCATAGAGAAACAATGCAAGCAAACATGCCCTGGTGGTGGAATGGTAGACACGGCGACCTCAAAAGCCGCTGCCGCAAGGCGTGAGGGTTCGACTCCCTCCTGGGGCACTATGTCTTCTGGGTTGTGCAGCATGTTCTTTACAGAGTGCTGGAAACTGTGAGAACGGTTCTGGCAGGATGTATGAAAGAATGTGGTGCGGGGCTTAGAAGACAGAACTTGACAGGGACTGATTAGGTGTGGTAGGATATTAGCACACGATGAGGAAAGGTCAAGTTAGACAAACCTAAGTGAATATGGTAATGCCCCAGTAGCTCAATGGATAGAGCGCCACTCTCCTAAAGTGGGTCACTGGCTAATAACCGAAGTCCGGGTCCGACTCCCGGCTGGGGCACTGTTCTTGGTAGCAGATGGAGACATTTGTGAGCAAGTAACGAGAACATACCCCTGTAGCTCAAGGGACTTAGAGCAGTGGCCTTCTAATCCACAGGTTGTCAGTTCGATTCTGACCAGGGGTACTATTTTTCAGAAAAGTGAGAGATTCTGAAAAACCATGCCCCCATAGCTCAATGGTTAGAGCAGCAAGCTTATACCTTGTTTCGTGCCTGATATGCACAAGGTTCCGGGTTCGAGTCCCGGTGGGGGTACTCTGTAAAGATGTAATAGAAAGCAGATACACAAGTGCCAGCATATGTAAGTGACGTACTACTAGATCCCGTCAAACGTGCTGAGCATTTTGAAAAACATGTCACAATCAACCCTGTTGTCTGTGTATGTCATAAGACTTGGGTCCCTTCTGTTGAAGATCTTGAATCACAGAAGTGTGTTTGCCCTTTCTGTGGTCACAACCCGCACAAAATGTCTTCCGAGTACTACAAAATACTGTACCCAATAACTTTAAACAAGTCTTCACTCTTATACAGAAGTGATAGTTCATGTCATCTTGTAGATGTAACATGCAGAACTTGTCATAAAGCAATTCGCGTTGTTATCAAAAGCGCTATCCAGAGACTCAAAGAAAGTCTCCCAATATGCTGGATCTGTGACAGTCGAAAAGGTGGACGTACTGGAGAGTTGTTTATGTACAACTATCCAGAACTTGTAGGCAGAATTAAGAGTGAAGTCCCAGAAGATGACTTCTTTTTGGATATCATGACAGAAATGAAGTTTGAGTATGATTGTGGACACATGCAATCCACGAAACCAAAACGCTTTATGAAGAATCATAAGCGCTGTGATGAGTGTAGTGCAAAATACAGGGAGGCTCGTCGTCTTGAGAAAGAGGCGGCAGAACGTGCTCGACCTAAAAGACGTAGGCGTCGAACCAGAGAAGAGATAGAGTCTGGATCAGTTATTTATAAAAGACGTGTACATTGTAGTACGTACAAATCTTTAATAGACAATACTCCCAAACGAGTTGACGCAAAGTGCTGTAAGTGTAGTACAGTTTTTAATATACAGGTTGTCAACTTTAGAAAGAATACAAAGCGAAACAAAGGACAGTATGTGTGTAACATCTGTGCTTCCTCAAAAGGTATTCGTCTTTCTGAGAAGTTGAAGAGTCCTGAGTTTGCTCACGTCTTTTGGAGTAATAAGAATGAGTTCTCTCCTAATGCGATTACTGCTTCGTCTGGTCGTCGTGTGATTCTTGAGTGTGAGAAGGGTCATGAGTGGTCGCCGTTTGCTTATGCGATTGGTGGTTGTCCTCGGTGTGCTCAGTCGGCTTTGGTGTCGAAGCAGGAACAGAGTCTAGTTGACTTTGTGTGTTCCTTGATTGGCAAGAGTCGTGTGAGGACTAGTGTTCGTGATGTCATTCACCCAAAAGAACTTGACATCTATGTTCCATCCAGAGGTGTTGCCATTGAGTTTAATGGAACGTATTGGCACTCTGAAGAGAATGGTAAGCACAAGAACTATCATTTTGACAAGTGGTTAGCGTGTAGAGACAAGGGTGTTACCTTAATCTCTGTATGGGAGGACGACTGGCTCTACAGACGTAGTACTGTTGAGCGTGTACTTAAATCCACTCTTCTCCCTAATGAACACTCCTTAAACAGCAACCATGACACAAAACCTTTGTCTATTCAGAAAGCCACTACGCCATCTGTTGACATGCTTGAGTTTGTCAAGACTTATGGGTTGTTTGAGCAGCAGTGCCTTATGGATGATGCATCGTTCTTTGTGACTTGCAGTGATGATTCAGGTGATCTAGTTTCTGTGTCTGGTGTATTTGAAGGTCTTGGTTTTGCTGATGTTCGTTCGCATGTCTATATTCCTGGATCTGAGTACTCTTTATCCAGTGTCATCAGTCTTTTGAGGGTGGATGGTACAGAGGTGGGTGTTCTTGAGTGTAATGACTACCCTTTACTCTCACAGCGTGTCTTAGAAAATGCTGGTCTTACTCAGTCACGTCTTACTGATCCTGTAAGAAGGTGTGTTCTCTATGCTCACAACAAGTATTTCAGGGTTTCAAAGTGTGACATAGATGACATGGATCATGTGTGGAACTCCGGCTACACTTTGTGGTATGCTTGACCCACTAAACCAATCATGAGTGCTGGTTTTCTTGAACCTGTCACTTGTCTTGCCGGGCTGGTTTTAATGGCAGAATGCTTCCTTGGTAGGGAAGAGGTACCAGTTCGATTCTGATGCTCGGCTCTGATTACTCACTTGGGTTCATGTAGCAAGTGAGCAACTGAAAAATGGTACGCGAGTTGTAGTATAGATATAGGATACATGCTTACCAGAAAGGAGTGATTGGTCAGATGTCTTCTTGTTCTGTGTCTTTGATGGATGCTGTGCTCAGGACTTCCAGGGTTTCTGGCATGACTCTATCTGACCTGCTTTCTGACTTGGCTGATGTACTTGGTGATGAGGTTCTGCTTCGTCTTGATGATGTGATGAGTGTTTCTGATGCTCTTGTTCTGAGTCATGTGTCAGGTATCACTTTGAATGAGATTCTTGGTCGTGAGGATGGACTGGTTGCTGGCTTTCATTCCCATGAGACACCGGGTGATATGGAGGAGCGCTTAAGGTGGATGGCTGCCTTGGACTCCTTCTTGGAGGATCAAGCCATTCCTGAATAGTTAACAGATTCAGTAAGTTGTGTCAAACACCATATTTACATTGGGCTTTCTTTTGCCGGATTAGTTCAGATGGTTAGAACGGCCGTCTCGTAAACGGTTGACGTGGGTTCGAGCCCCGCATCCGGCTCTTATGTCATGGTGATGTCGTCCATACACTCACTCATACCCAAAGAAGAGTACACGTATGTAGTCAGCGAGTGTATCCATTACCCTGTGATCTTGTGTTCCCGTTTGTGGTATCTTTTTTATTTGCCTTCATTTTGGTACAACCGTACTACTTTGATAAGTTTATCATCAGTGCTCCATCCTGATAAATTTATCAAAGGGACACTTTATCACTCAAGTCACTTTCATTCATGTGTTCTCAATATGCGCCAACTCTGTGCTTCCGGTAGAATGTCAGCACAGAGAGTAGTATTAATGTAGTGATATGCTCTCAGTATTGGTATCAACTTGAAAGAAGGACTCACAATGGATCAGAGAGTGGTTGGGGTTATCTCCTGGGATGAGATGTTCATGCAGTTCGCTGAGACTGCTGCAAGGCGTTCCAAGGACCCTAAGACGCAGGTTGGTGCCTGTATAGCATCTCATGACAACAGGGTTCTCTCTATTGGCTACAATGGTGCTCCGGCGGGTTTTGACGATGATCATTTTCCTTGGGGTCGTGATCCTCTTCGTCCTCTTGAGAGCAAGTATCCGTTCGTGGTTCATGCTGAGGAGAATGCTGTCCTGAACTTTCGTGGTGCCAGGAGTGAGATGGTTGGTTCCACCTTGTACGTCACTCACTTCTGCTGTAATGAGTGTGCTAAGACTGTTGTGCAGGCTGGTATCAAGGAGATCGTGTACAGAGACGCATACGTGATGCCCAATGGTCTAACTCCTGCTGTACTGACAATTCTGAAGTATGGTGGTGTCAGTCATCGTCAACTGGTTCGAGATGACAGAAATGGGCACAGGGTTCTTTAGTCCTGTTTCATGAGATACTGTCTGCATGTCTTCACTCTTTAGGAGAAGTGTGTTGCCTGTCGTCCTGCTCGTTCAGTGATACCAGAGTGTTACCTCTGTCACATGATTTGGAGTTGACAGCCATGAAGACAGTGTGCTATTATTACTTCTGTAAGCGATGAGGTAAGCAGTTCATCAGACAAGAACTCACAAGGTTCTTGAAAGATGAGTTGATATTTAACCGAAGTTTGCTTACAATACTGGATGGTTGACCGAGTGGCCGAAGGTAGCAGTCTTGAAAACTGTAGCGTCCGTAAGGGCGCCGGGGGTTCAAATCCCTCACCATCCGCGACTGACCATAACATAAATAGTTGACATATGTAAACACTTGTGTTGTGATCAATCAACAACTACATGCCGCATTAGCTCAGATGGTCAGAGCGTCCGTCTTGTAAACGGAAGGTCATCAGTTCGATCCTGATATGCGGCTCTTAGACCTCATGGTGGATGTTTTACCTCCTTTCCATCCACTATGGGGTCTCTTTTTGTTTATGTGTACAAAATCTCTATCTTGTATTCCTCTGGTTTCATACTTCTATTAACTCAACCAGCATTTGCAGAGACAGTAAGCACTAATGGAGGTTTTGTCTTGTTTTGTGGACGGGACATCTGTTCCCTGTGCTGTTTAACAACGACTAAAAGGCTGCTGGACGTGTAATTGCGACTAGAATCACTAGAACCTGCTAAAATGTGATGCTTCTCATATTGACAAATCTTTGTTACTACTTGATCTGTGATGTTTACCTGTATTATTATGAGAGTACTGATAATTAATAAGGTAAACAATTTTAAGCACTCATGTGTTTGAAATCATTAGTAACAAGGAGGAAAGTCACTTATGAAAGAAGTTCTCAGACATACATGGATGATCACATGGCGACTGTGGATCGTTAACTTTGTGCTGACAGTGTTCTTCAAGGTTCCGTTTAGTACCTATCAGTGTGCTCTCATTGGGTTCATGATTGCTGTCGTCTTTGCTGTACTTGGCATCAAGATCCTGTCTAAGCCTGTCAGCCGTATTCGTCATGGTCTTCCGTTCTTCGAGTGGACCAGGCGCGATGGCAGGTGGGCTGTTCCTGGTTCTCCTGCCAGAGGTGTCAGCAAGGCTTCACAGAATGATCCTGCGACAGGTTTCGAGCCACATATCATCAAGGACACTCCTGTCTACTCTCCCAGGATGCATGGTACACCAGGTGGCGGTCTACTCAACTCTGGTTTTGATGAGAACTCCATCACTGCTGGTGTGACAGGTGAGATGAACTTTGCTCGTGCTCTTGCTGCCACTGACGGCTCCAGCATTGACTACTCTGGTATGGGTGACTCCAGCATCCTGAACCATGTGGAGTCTTTCTGGTCGTGTGGTATTCCTGACTACAACAGAGCAGACTTCATTGACTATACAACCAAGGGTGACATTGACTGCATCATCCTGACTGGACGTAACCTGTACCTGATTGACCTGAAGTTCTATCGTGGTGGAGACATCACCTATAGCAATGACAGTCAGGGAAACCTCGTGACGACTGATAACCAGACTGGTCGTACTGTTGGCAAGCCATACCAGATGAGCGGGAACATGGCTATGGCGTACAGGAGAGTCAAGAAGCACTACTCACATCTTTCTATCAAGCCTTGTGTGGTTCTGGTTCCTCAGGAGAACGGTAAGTCAAGTATCGCTCCTGGAACTGTCTGGAGTGGTGGTATCCCTGTAATGAACATGACTGACATCATTCAGGTTCTTGCTCACGATGCCATCAAGAATCACCAAACACCACAGAACTACCAGGACATCAGGAACCTCACTGCCATTGTGAAAAACAGGTGATGTGATGGTTCTGATGTTGTAGTGAATCTTCTCTCAATGTCAGTTCTAGCGACCTCTCCTCTCAGTCAAGCATTCGTCCTCTTGAAGCAAAACCTTTTCAAGAGGACGAATGCTTGTACTTATGTATCGACTCAGAAATATACCAAACCCAATTTTACACCATATGACTCTATAGATCTAGGTGATCACTTATGGTGTCTGCTGCTGTTGTCTTAATTAGGTTTCTCTAGTGCACCTCTTTCACTCGCTGGAATCGTTTTTTTTTGCCGCTTAGATACCCCTGATGAGACCGAGCGGAGAGCGTAGAAACGGAACCTTTGAAGGAGATCTCATCATGACTAGACAGAAGCAGAGCGGATGCCAGCACCTCAGTCCTAAGACAGGTAACTGGGAACCGTGTGTTGGACCAGAGAACTGCGACTACAGGAAGCAGGGGCTGGATGTTCCTCACGCATACAGCCAGACGGAGCGCGAAGCGATTGACGCTCAAAGGGCAGGTGTAGATGATGCAGGATTGGGTGGTAGCAGAACCTCTACCAGTAACGGAAGATTGAAGTTATCTGTTGCTCGCTCATCTCTGCCCTCCGGTGTTCTAAGAGAGATTAAGGAGATAGAGAAGGAACGTAAGTCGCATGATATTCAAACGCTTGATGATCCTGTGTTCCATGAAGTTCCTGACTTACGTGGCGCTGTTGTCAACCTCACTGAACCATCAGGCGAGTCAAGGCGTATTGTAGTTACTTCTGGTGGTTCTCATACTTTTGCTACAGAAGGTATTGACCTTGAAACAGGAGAGGTTACCTATCTTGGTGGTCACTACAAGAATACACAGAGAAAAGCAGAGGTTGTTGACTATCCAAGGGTTCCAGAGTCCGTCAGAGCGTTGATGTCTGCTGAGATTGACAGGGATCGGCAGAGGTTTAAAGACAGGCAGGACAGGATCCTGGAGACGGTTAGAAAGGATCTTGGTCTTGGTGAGGATGACCATCTGAAAATCAGTAGTTATGGTGATGGAAGTGGTCTCATTGAGATTTCTGGACGCACAGGTAAGTGGGATGAGAAAAACGAGTTCGGTGTGACAGTCAACCGGTTTGGACATCTTGCTGGTAGGTACTCCAGGAACAGTGGCTCTAAAGTTGAGAAGAGGCTAAAGAACTACCTTAGGTCTAATGCTGGCAAGAAGGCTGTTGCTGAAAGGTATGACACTGATAGAGGACTTGAGGTATGCAATGAGAGGCAAAGAGTTGCTGATGAGTCATACTTCAAGCCAAAGAGGCAGATGTATCGTGATGGCGAGGTAGACGAGATAGCCAGAAGGAAGGCTACCAGTATCAACTCTGCAATCAAAAGTCGCCGAAGTGTATCTCAATCTCATGCTCGTCTTGAAATCACTGACTCTGTTCCATCTAAAATGGATCCTGTTCTTGGTAAGGATAAGAAAGGCTTCTATGTGATCAGCGTCAACAACTCTCCATCCAAGGAGAGAAGTCGTGTTCATATCCTTTCTCAGTCCCAGGGAGGGTCTACTGGTTCATTCGCCTCTGACGCTGTTGGACCTGAGTCTGAGGTTCTTGCTAAGGCGGTCAACAGAATGTCTCCTGAGACTATCAAGGAACTCTATGACTCTCATCAGACTAAGTTCTACACTCCAGAGCAGATTAAGAACGACTACTATCCAGACGTCTGACAAGTCATTTCTCACTTTTGTCTGTAGTGTCACCTAGAACAAAATCCTTCCTCCATCTCTCAGACAACCCAATCAATTTCATCCTGTTTCAGTCACCCGTACAAGCAAGATGTGTTGATTGGGTTGTCTTATCTTTTGCTATACACTCATAATCAAATGTAATTTTACACCATATGACTCTATAGATCTTGTAGGTAGGCGATGGGGTGTTGTGTAGTCTACGCCTGAGATGCTTGCTGCTGTGTGTCTTGGGGTGCTCGTCCGCTGTTGTCGTGGCTCACTCCTAAGGAGTGCTCTTGTGATCAGTCACTTTATGGTGTATGCTTGCCTCAGGGACTGCCCTCTTTCAACAAGGATGGCAGTGGAACAGGAGGAGTTGATTTGAGGTGCCACAATGACTGATAGTAGCGAGTTGGCTGTTGGTGACTGGCAGGTCATGGACAGTAGCGACAACATGTACATGCTTGAGTTACACAAGGATCGTGTCATTGCTTCTGTCAACGCTGTGAACGTTGTTAGGCCATCACTTGAAATCAAGATTCTTCTTGCTGACGATGTGAATGATAGCAATACTTGTAGTAAGAGCACTGAGTGTCTTGTGGAAGAGGTTCTGACAGTCGCCTTTACCGGTAGACGTGGGGATGCCGACGAGATGGCTTCTCATGGTGTTTCAATGAGTCATCTTCCTGACAACTGGATTCTTGCTCTGGCGGAGCGCTGTGCTGATGCTGTCAATGCTCTTGCGTCCTACAACCTTCCTGGCTTGTATGGTGACGAGTACCGTGTTCGTGTTCGTAACTGCTTCACAGACACGTCAAAGACCACTCACTACTACGATGTGGTCAGGAGCCTGGTTGAGTCAATCGAACCTGGTGACTTCATGATGTCTGCTGGGCTTCTGAGTGTTCTTGCTTGCGGTGCTGTAGTGGATATGTATGAGTTCCAAGGTCTTGTCAGCACCTCTGCTCTACCTGTCTATCTGGAGCATCTAAGAGCCCAGCAGAGCGATTACAAGAACTCTCCCGTACCAGGTATCCTCTACTCGATTCTAGTCCCTTCTGTTGGCTGTGACGACCTGATGCTGTCTCCTTCGTCAAAGACTCTGGTCTACATGGGAGCATTTGACTCTGTGATCTCTGTTCAGGATGTGCACAGAGCCAGGATGATGCTTTCCACAGACTACAGTCGTCGGGTGTTCTCCAGAGGTGTTGCTAAGATGGAGACGGACCTTTTCAGGGGTTTTGACTGGCAGATGTTTCATCGTGTCACAGGTATTGTCAGCCAGAGCACGTTTGCTGGTATCACAGACGAGTTCATGAGTCTTGGTTTCCAGAAGGTAATGAAGGACTTTGAGGACGCCGGAGCAGAACCTCGAGACGTCTATCATGTCTCACATCTCATCTCTGCCGCCTATGTTGCCAGAGGCGTGTACGAGCAGATCGCTTCCTACCGCAACTCATCAAGCACTTCTTCTGATGTATGTGTGGATGATTCAACCAATATGCCAGAAGAGATAGGGAACACAACAAGCACACTTGACTGCCACAGTCTTGCAGGTGATTATGCTGAAAGGTTTATTAGTCTGATTGGTGACCTTCCGTACACTCTCTCTTCTGAGATAGCAGTTGCTCGTGTCTTTGTGCACAACATGCTCTTACTTGCTTGGGCTCTTTCAGTTGAAGATAAAGTTGATTCTGACAGTGAGTTCTTCAATAGGACTGCTGGTCGATCTGTCAGCAGCATCTACAACAAGTTCAACAATAGGGCTTACAGAGATGATTTCAGGACAGGGGTATTCCCCATTGCAACAGAATGTGTCTACAAATCACTTCTGTGTGAGTTCTTTGCTCTTGGTGGAATGGAGATTGGAGACGTTCTTTCCTCACCTTACAGAGAAGAGTGGATCACTGACACTCTTGATGTGATTATCTCTTCTGTTATCGAAGCAAAACGTCGCCTGTAGTCACACTAATCATCTATACTTCCTTGACTTGTAATAACACTAACTAGTGTGTTATAATACATTATACAGGCATTACTAGTCAACCCATTTAAAAGGAGGTGAGCCTGTGAAGTACTATGACACAGTGACGAGGCACAGGTTCACCACAAAGAACAGGGTTAACGCAGAGCAGGTTGAGAGAGATCTGGCTCAGATGGTATCTTGGATGGCTCAGGCGGAACGAGAGGTGCTTGCCAGCCAGGAGTTCTACGATCTAGCAGTGAAAGCCCTGAGTGGTGACAGACCATCTGGTTCCTTGAACTCCTGGGGCAGGAAGAAACTATCTCGCTACGACTTCTCTTTTCAGAAGTACAACATGAACGAGATGCTGGTCACTAACGTAGTGAGTGCTTTAGAGGCTTATGCCGTCTCGGTTGGTCTGTTCCGGGTGATGAGTACCCACCCCAAGGAGAATAAGCCAGAGAAAATTATCTCTCACTACAGGCACACCTATCCTGACGCTCCACAGCCGACCAGTGGTATGGTTCGTGCTCACTTGATCAGGTACCACAAGAAAGGCGAGAGGAAGGCGTCACTTCCAGGCGTATCAGCCAAACTGAACCTGGCTGTCTGTGATAACTTTTTCGCTCCTAAAGCGTTTAGGGATGAAAATAACCCTTTAAGTATTGTTGCTCAATTCAGGACTCCTCACTATGGTCTAACGAGTGTTCACCTGAGGTTACCGGACAACACAGAACGATTTAGCACAGGCAAAGTTTGCCGCCCAACCATCCGTCTGAACAACAAAGGCCAGGTTGTTTTTGACATCGCCATCGAACACGAGGTGCAGCAGCGAGACACGAACAAGGTCGTTGGTGTTGACCTTGGTAAGGTAGAGCCGTTCGTTGCTACAGTAATAGATCCTGAGGATAAGCACAGGTCTGCTCCTTATCACACTAACTACAAGAGACGGCTCGGATCGCTGATCAAGGCTGAGATGAAACGCCGTGAACTGTCATCTCGTTTGTATGAGAAGTTAGATCTCTGCGAGAGACATAACAGAACAGATCATGCTGATGTTCTCAGAACTGAAGCAAAGCGCGTCAGCGCCAAAGCGACCAGGATCAAGCACGAGATAAGCCAGTGTATTGCCAGTCAGGTAGTGAGTATTGCTCAAAAGAACGATTCTCACATAGCAGTTGAGAACCTGTCCTGGCTTGACTCTCAGGGAGGTAGATGGCCTCACGCTGAGATTCAGAGCAGAATCGAGAACACAGCTAAGCGATATGGTCTTAAAGTAGTCAAGGTGAGTGCTAAGAACACCTCTAGGACCTGTTCTCGCTGCGGAGGCCGGGTGTCAAATAACTCGAAAACCAGAGTTGGTACCTGTACAGTCTGTGGTTTTGAGTTGAATCGAGACGTCTCAGCATCCAGAGAGATTGCCCTGCGCGCGACATCTCCTTCATCTCGGTCACGAGAGAGAATGCGCTCTCTGCTTCGGCAGAGGCAAGAAATGCGAAGTTCGGCTGCTACGCGACAGTCGAAGCAGGTCACTGCCTTGGGTGGAATCCAGGGACACACCGGTACCTCAGGGAAAGATCCTGAGGCGACGCTGATGATGGTGAGAGAAACTCTAGACTCTAGAGGATCTCCAACCTAGTCAGCGAGTGTTATCTGCTCATCTTCAGCTAAGAGCAGGATTGACTCAGTGATTAAAAAGTATGATAATAGAATAGTCGATGCTGCTCAGATAATTTCTGATAAATCAACTAAGTACAGCGCTGATGAGGCACTGATAGAGATTTTCCTCAGGAAGGTTGCTTCACTTGTGCGCATTGTCAACAATTCTGACTCCTCTGTACAGCGTTTCTTGTCAAGAGCAATACGATTCTCATTCAACCCTTATTTCACATTACCAGATGGAGAGTCAGTAGGGATTGACTTCACTAATGTTGTACTAGAACACCTTTATGAATCACTGCTTCTAGAGGTGCTGAACCTTTTCTTTGTCTCTGAAGAAGATGTGCTTAAACAGATGCATGGAGAACTAACTGAGATGTTGAGAATTATTCTTATCAGCGCTATAGATGACAGTAAATCCATCTAATACGAATCAGATCCTCTGAGCAGACACCAGAGAGGATCAGAAGCGCTCTCTTTTTAGGCTATTTGTCCTGACATACTACATACACATGGCCTCTCCTGAATCTCGTGCCCAACCACCTGCCATCTCATCTCTAAACC